AGCATCCTATGGTGACTATATATTCCCATATAACGTAGCCCGATAGGGTTAATACCCCCTGGCTGAGGCTAATCAACTGAGCTTGTTAATCACAAGCTCCACCCTCTATAGGGTGGGGTAGTTGACTAATTTTACTGCAAATTACCACCATAGTATACACTACCATCATAATACAACCATAAAACAGTTGAGCCATTAGAAGTCATATTAATCTCTAATGGATCTCCATTTTTGGTTCTAATAGATGGTAATGCTATACTACGATTTCCAACACTATCCTGTTGAATATGTAATATTAGAAAACTATTTCCATTTGGATTTACAAATGATACAGTGGTATTACCATTCAATGATATTTTCTGTATATTTGCTCTTCTCCAATCTACTGTTACCATGCCTGCTGTTGGAACATTGTTTGTATTAGCAAAATATACATTATTATTTCCAACATTTAAAGCACTACCTAATACTCCATTTAATGTAATTGTACCAGTAAATGTTGGAGAATCTAGAGGTGCTTTACTATTTAATGCATTTATCAATCCAGATATTTCAGCCATTCCATGTCCATGTGCAGTCATAGATATAGTACTTGAAGAAGTATTCAATATAACAACTATAATATCGTTAGCATTACATGGATAGTTAAATACTACTTTTTTATCTAATGTATTAAAAGTATAATCCAATCCATCTAATTGATAGACACCATTTCTATATACAGAATGTGCTAAATATCCATCATCATATATATCTGATATATCATATTCAGTCTGTCCTTGTGATGCTGTAAATGCCTTGCTCACTGCATCAAATGTAATACTTCCTTCACCACCTCCAGTCATAGTCATATTTACCCATTTCTGACTGGTGGAATCCCATACAAGTACTTGACCATTGACTTTATTAATGGTATTAACATTATTAAGATCATCAAGGCCAATATCTTCAATGGTAACAAACTCTTTAGTATGATATTCATTATCATGATCTATTGGCTTCATCCTTGTGAATTCTTTCCAGTCATATCCAAACGCTGTTATTTCTTTCATTTGTCTTTTTATATCATCAACTGTAAATAATAAATATTGTTCTTCCTGATTGGGCATGTTTACTTTCCTCCTATTCTTTCAACATATTTCTTCTTATATTTGTTCGGAATATAATTCATATGTATTTATGAAATCATACATTTATGAATACAATATGTTTGATTTTATAATTTAAATTTTTAATATACTTTTTCATTATCATTTAAGTTAATTTATAAATATTAAGGTAATTAATCTATTTCACAAAACTCTCTAACATGTTGAAGTCTATTCATCCAACCTTTATAAAATATGCGTTGAGATGGATTATTAGCAACTATAGCATCATAAAATGATTTTCTTATGTCACAATATACTTTTACAATGACATCTATTTCTATAGCAGATAAAGCTTGATTCAATGCTGCTATTGTCAGTGGTCCAATAGCACCATCAACTCTTAATGTAGCACCAAGCGCATTTAGTGTTCTTTGAATAAATCTTGCTGCATTACCAACACCATGATTGACAGATGCATCAAAATGAGCAAATGCTAAAGAATGTGGCATCTGATCACATTTAGCTCTTAAATAATAATTAATTTCATATATTTTTCTAACTGATTCTAAATCATTAGTTAGAGACTCTATAGTAACTGTAGATGGAACTATACCTTGTTTTATAGCAGATTTAAGAGTAGATTCTGTTATCCCTCTATTAGTCTTTCCACCTTTATCAAGTGGATGATTAACAAAACCACCTTCATACTTTAATACTTCGTTTAAATATTCATTAGGTAATTTAGGATATTTTTTACCTTTTTCTAACATAGTACAGACAACTCCTTGTTCAAATATTTTTATCATTACTTTGTTCAAAGTTGATTAATGGATACCACGTTTTAGAATAATAGATTAATATCCTTCGTTTAGATTATCAGTATCATCTTCATCATATATTTTAATATTGCTGTTTGGTGTAAACTTCCAAGGTTCAATGACTTTTTCATCTACACTCTTAATTTTGTTTATTTTAGCAACTTGCTCCTTAGTTCTTCCGTTAGTATAGAATGCAGCAAACGTGCCAAATATACCAGCCCAGTATCCTGCAAATATAACCCATTGTTGATCAAGATATAGTGTTGATCTATACATACTGATAGTTATAAAGAATATATGAATATTGATCCATAGAACTATTAGAAGTATAATCCTTCTGACTCCTTTATAATCTTCAATAAATGTACGTGAAGATTTACCTATTTTAGGTAATACTTTCTTCAAAACAGTATTAAAAATATTAATTAACACCATTCACTACACCACTCATTAAAGCTTTTATATTTGGTTCTATCAATTTTATATTCGAAGTTATTATCAAATAAAAGAGTATCATAATACTCAGTCAAATCAAACATATTTATACTGCAATTTGTATTATCATAATATTTATCTAAATTTAAACTGGTATGATATCTTATACAAGAACATATATCATCTATACCATCATGCCAGTTTCTATTAGATGGTAATATTATTATCTGTTTATTACATCTCACTGCTTCTTCTAATGTAGTTGGCCATGGATCAATAAATGTTTTGGACATAGGATAAATAAAGTGGGTGATATTAGAGAAAAATAAATCTTTATCTTTGGTGTATATAAAATTAGGACATTCAGGCATAGATTCACCAAGTATATATACTTTATCTATATATTTATCATTATCTTTAATAAATTGTTTAAACCATTCTTTAGTATTTCTATAAGAAGTATTGTAATAACCAATTATTATATTATCTTGTTGATTATTATTACTAATAATTGGACAATGATAATCATACATCATTGGAATACAGAATTTGTACCCCTGTATTGTTTTATAGACTGAGAATCCATTTGTAGCACTGTTTTTGAAATAATTAACCAGATGTGGTCTCAAGAAGTGAATAGCATTTAGTACTTCATTAAATAATTCTTTTTTCTTTCTATAAAAGAAAGGTATTTGAGTTAATATTATATTTCTGTTGCATTCTTTAATAATATGATTACTTATTATTATATGTCCAAGATATTTATATTTTAAATAGTATGCTACTGATGTTGCTTTTTGACCTTCATTGTTAAGATATTTTATTATCAAGTTATAAGGTATTTTAATCATATCCATATTTTATTATATCTTCTTTTTGTTTTTTAATTAAATATGGTAATGATTTAATATCTTTATATCTGATTGGAGAAGAAAAACAAGTGCATATGTCTAAAATACATTTTCTATGTTGTCTATTTATAATATTAAAATGTCTTAATTTAGATTTAGACCAACCTGAATATGTATCTGCTAGAAAACATGCTGAAGCAACACAACCATCTTCATTAACAGTTATATTCTGAAATGAACTTGTACAATAATAACCTTTAAAAGGATTATGTTTTTGTATTCTAATGTCAAATAGTGAACATATTTCTTCTTTATTATCATCATAATGTATTAATAATTTATTCTGAATTGCATGATATAATTTAAGATCAGACACATTATGTAATTTAATTATATTGGATCCAAATAATGGCAAAATTTTGATATAATTAGATTGTAAATATAACAGCATCTCTTCAGTTATCTTATTGGGATCAACAATAGCTCTAGCACAAGTATCTATATTACTAGATCTTAGATACTTTATTTTCTGAATATAGTTTTCTATATTTCTAAGTTGAGACATATGTATGCTTATACATACAAATAATGATTTATTATTCTTTTTAGCTATATTATCAGCCTTAATATATATTTCAGGATCATATAAACCATTTGTAATCACAAATATATCATTAATTAATGCTTTACTTGCACATAATTCTACAATATCAAGAAAATATGGTGATAAAGTAGGTTCTCCTCCAGATATATTTATATCAACAGGATGAATATTGTTCATATCATTGAAATACATATCCATAAAATTATTGAGAACTGCAGTAGACAAGTAATATTTTTTATTATTTTGAATGTGAGTATAATATACACAATATTCACAATGTAAATTACATACATTTGTAATATTCAACGTAAGAGTATATCTGTTACTTAATCCATATGCATATTCTATATTAGCCACAATCTCTCACCTCATTGTTTATATATCTGCAATATTCTTCTATACCATCATACATTGATTTTTGAACAAGATATCCTAAATAATTCTTAGCTTTATCAGAAGATCCCCACACCACATCTATATCACCTAAACTTTTTTCAGATTTTAATGTATAATTTGGTGTTTTATTTAATAATTTATATAATAAGTTAACTAAATCAATTAAAGCTATTGGTTCATCATCTACTGTAATATTAAATACATTTCCAAAGCATTCTTTATTATCTGTCTCCAAAGCAAGAATATTAGCATGAACTATATTATCTATTGGTACGAACTGTCTTCTTTGTTGACCTTTATTAAATAATACTATAGATTTATCATTCATTATCTTTTCAGCAAACATTGGAACTACACCTTTATAACTATAATATTTAATTGGTGCAAATATATTGTAGTATCTCAATGCTATAGTCTCTAAACCAAACAGATTGTGATATTGTGCTAACAACATTTCTCCAGCATACTTTGTAACACCATATACAGACTCTGGATTAGGTATTAAATCTTCTGTACTGGGAACTTTATTGTTTCCATATATGGATGAACTTGATGCATATACAAATCTTTTTACATTATATAATTTTGCATAATTTAACATCTTTAATGTAAAAGCTACATTTGAATTGATATACTCATCAGACTTCTCAAGATCAAATGATTCAGTCACACCAATTTTACCTGCCAGATGTAATATAGCTGATACATTATAATCTTTAAATATTCTATTTAAAGCATCTGTTTTGTGCTCATCATATGCTCTATTATTAACAAAGAGAAAGTTATTATTACTCTTAATACAATGTATTCTGGAATATGGATTTCCAGATAAATTATCAACACCTATTACATAATAACCTCTTTTAAGCAATTCATTGATAGTAAATATTCCTACAGTACCCAAACAGCCAGTAACCATAATTGTTTTATTATTCATTTTATAATGTCAACCTCCTTATATTGAATATCTTTCCTTACCAAAGAATACATCAAAACCAACTGATTGTAAATAGCTTTTAAGTGCTTCAGTCTCTTCATTATATGGAAAAGCATAGTATTTAGGAACATAACCAAGTATATCTAAAAACCAATCTATCATAAGTTGAGTATCATATTCATAATATGATTTACCCCTGGTAATTAATTTGCTTTCTATATTCAATATCTTTAAAATTCTTGGATGTGTTTCTCTATCATGGAAATGACTATGTCCACCAATTTCAAAGCCTAATGACATCATTTCTTTAATTTCATCAATAATCATATAAGCAGAATTATCATTATTGATTAACCACATATTATTAGCTGTGTAACAATCTGTTGCAATGGATTTGTTTTTTCTTTCAGTTAATATTCTACCAGTTGGTATACATATAATTTTTTGGTTTGGTAACATAGATATATCTTTTCTATGATGATATATAGAATACAGCGCATCATCAAATGTTAAAATATCATCTCTATTTATGTATGAAATATATTCATCTTTCCATGAATGTATTAAAACTGTTCTCATCTTGAAATTATATCACTGTTATCATATATTTTAATTGTTTTATATTCTGCTATATTTTCTTTTTGTTTGTCTATCAAATATGGTAACATGCTAATATCTTTATATCTAATTGGCTGATGATAACAATTACATACATCTAAAAGACATTTTCTATGCTGTTTAATGATAATGTTAAAATGTTGTAGCTTAGATTTGGACCAACATGAACATCCATTTGTTGCAAAACATGATGAAAATACATAACCATCTTCATTAACAGTTATATTCTGAAATGAACTTGTACAATAATAACCTTTAAAAGGATTATGTTTTTGTATTCTAATGTCAAATAGTGAACATATTTCTTCACTATTGTTATCATAATGTATTAATAATTTATTCTTAACAGAATTATATAAGTTTAATTCTTGTATATGTTTAAATCTAGTAATATTAGATCCAAATAATGGGGAGATTTCAATATTGTTTGATTGTAAATATAATAACGTTTCTTTATTTATCTTACTTGGATCAACAATAGCTTTAATTCTTACATATATATTATTAGATGTTAAATAATTTATTTTCTCAATATATTTATCTATTAGATTTATTTGTGACATGTGTATGCTTATACATACAAATAATAATTTATTATATTGTTTCGTTATACTATTTGCTTTAATAAATATATTTGGATCACATAGACCATTAGTCAATATGAATATATTATTTACTGAGGAATTATTTGCACATAATTCAACAATATCAAGAAAATATGGTGATAAAGTAGGTTCTCCTCCAGAGATAACCATATTAATTGGGTGCGTATTATTTATATCATTAAAATAAACATCCATAAAATTATTAACAACTATTGGAGATAAATAATGCTTGTTAACATCATTAACACGCCCATAATATAAACAATAATCACAATGTAAATTACATTGATTTGTAATAATTAATGTCAAAGTATATTCATTATCTAATCCATATGCATATTTTATATTATTCATTTTAGTCTATCTCTATCTTATATTTGACATAATATATTGTACTATGTCATCATTTGGCCCAAACATATCTAACATATCCTGCAATACATAACTGGCCAGTTCAATATATCCATTAATGTTCATATCTTCATCTAACTTTTTATATGATTTATAACCAGTGAAATTACTTTTATATTTATTATCAAAACATCTAGACATAATATTATTCAAAGTTAAAAAATCATATTTTTTCCATACCATAAACATTTGATGTAAAATTCTTGTTCTTTCTTTACGAGGCAAATCATATGTAAAAAATATTGGTATATTATTAATAGCATCATCTATATCATGCAAATCTTTAAATTTTTTATTTTGATAATTAAATACTTTAATATTATATTTGTCTTTATTAAAATACATATCAGAATTTAGTTTAAGGTCATATAAATTAAAATCTAATGCTAAATCAGAAGCATATTTAACATACTGCATAGCTACATTAGTTACAAAAGAAGGATCATCTCTATATCGTAAAAGATCTAATGAATTTGGTATAAACATAACTGAATTAAATGCTAAAGTTCCTCCTTGATTTAAAACTATTTTTTTCAAGGAATCTAAATTATTAATTATAGAGAATTCATCTTGAGTGCTAATAGAATGTCTATGAACATTATATTCAAACATACCATCAAAAGCAGAATTTATACAATTTACATTAATTTGTTTTATCAAATTTAATGAATCTTTATCTAAACGTGATAAATTAATAAAGAAACTCAACTTATTTTTTATATTATGTTGTATTAACCACTCTAACATTGTATTAAATCTATCTTTATCTCTGTTTAATTCTGTATCAAAAAATGTAATAGACACTTCTGGATATACATCACTCATATATTCTAGTATATCTTTATAATATTCTAAATTTTCCAATGATGTATATGGATGAAGATTACTACCAACACAATAAGGACAACGCCCAGAACAACCATATACTGTTGAAAGGTATAATGTATCACCACAAATTTCATGAAGTTCATATGGAGTAAAATCAACTACCCATGGTTTAATAAAGTAATCATGAATATCAGCATATGATGTTGAATATTCTTTATTATTTAAGAAATTGATCAATGTGGGTCCTATATCTCCAGAACATTTATGTAATTTGTTATCTAAATAGTTTTCACTAATTTTATTTAATAAAATTGTCTCTGGATTGTTATAATTTAAATTTTCTCCACCACCAAGTAATACATGACTATTATATTTTCTAATTAAATTAAATATCAATAAATATTGAACTACTGCAGAAGCATTCTCTGCATGCGTAAATAAATATATATCTGCTTTTGGTATATTATCAACAATACTTAAAATATCTGATGCGTCATATATTTTTGACTTTTTATACTGAGCAAACTTTTTACTGTGTGTCCATGAACAAGATTCTAGATTATAATCCAATGGTCTATTATTAATAAAATTACTAGTTATTTGGAGTAAATATTCTACAACATCAGCTAATTTCTGACATAAGTATAACTCTTCTTGAGGTACATCTGTAGATATAGCATGATGATTATATATAGCTGGAACATTTATATTATGATTTGGAAAAATTGGTATAATGTAATTACTATCATAATATGCAAATCTCAAAGGGAAATAATAATATGATAAATCTATATCACTACACCCTTTTACATACAAATATTGTTTCAACTCATTAAATACTTTAAAAGAGGCAGCGTGTGATACAAGCATAATTACTTTGGTCACTTTATGTTTCCTCCTCTAGGTATAGATCAATCTAAATTTTAAATAATCATGATTGTTACATTGCCTACAAGCAGTATCTTTTAATTTACTATCTTTTAAATTACATCTTATATCATTATATAATTTGCTATACCATAGTTCTAAAATATTATTATAGTTTAAAACATTATCAAATACTGTTTTATCCATAGCATCTATACAGCAGTATCTTATATTACCATTTACATTAATTGGTAATTGAATGAATGAAAATATACAAGGTTCATCTATAATTTCAGATGGACCTACATTTACAGTACCTAATCTATTATTATAGAAAGACTCTTCTGAATTATATACTTCAGAATATCTTACATTTAATCTATTATTAATATTTCCCCAATAATCAAGAGCTTTATTATAAGCAATATTGTATTCATTAAACAATTCTAAGCATTTAGTCTTATCATCTTCATTATAAAAATCACACATGAGATAATCTAGTTTACTTTTAACTAATTCATCTATTCTATCTTGTATTAAAGTAGTATTAGTAAATAATACAGTACGAAATTGTGGATAAAATTGTTTTAATTTATTTATTCTCTTAAATATATCTTTATCTAGTAGTGGTTCTCCATGACCATTCATACATACAGTAACTTTACTTTTATCTGTAATTTGTCCAATTAAATTTAATATATGATCAAATAGTTCATCTGACATTGTGGCTTTATTTATTCTTTGTCCTTCACCAACTGGACAGAAGTTACATGTAAGATTACAATAATTGATAGTTTCAATATATATAATATCTAAAGATGGTAATATGTTAAATTTTATCATATAATTTAACAATTGTCTTCTTTCATTGGCATTTTTAGCATATCTGTACATATGAATAGGATATGGTATATTGTATCTATAATGAAATTTCTCTTTAATATTGTTTGAAATATTAAACATATGCAATTACTATCAATCCTCTATTATTTTATATAAAAGATCATCATCATGTATAAATAATTTATCTTCAATGTCTTCCTTGGTTATAGATAATAGCTGATCCTTATTATCATCTACGTTAAATAATTGAAGATAATAATGTAATCCATCATCAAATGTCTTTGGTTTACTATAGTAATATACTGGTCTGTCCAACCATATCATTTCAAATATTAATTTGCCTATATTCTCACTATATGTTCCAGTACTTGATAAATATCTTCTGCAAAAGTGAACTTCATACACTTTATATATATCAGTTGTCAAAATCTTTTGTTTCTTTAAATCATTATAAACATATTTAGCATCAATTGGTATATAATATGATGATTTTAATCTATCATTAGAAATAGGTACGCTATATTGTTTTAATATACTTAATCTATCTTCTGACAATTTAATATAATATTCATATGAATTCTTCCATGGAGATAATTTAAGATTAGCTTTATTACATAATATTATAGCATCATTTGGTATTACTCTGAAACAATCTTTAAACTGTTCTTCTTCATATGATTGATAAAATCCAGCAGAATCAAGCACTATAAACTTATTATAATTTAATTTGGGAATATAATTAGAGTGCATATAATAAAATGACAATAATTCTGTTGTGGTTATCAATATATCTGTTTTAATACTATCAAATTGATTTATATGATGATATGAAATACCTACATTAGGACAGAAGGTCTTAATAAATGACTGATATAGTTTAAACACATTTAATATATCTGTATAGCATAAAATATGTAATTTAACATTAGTATAATTATTGTTTAATAGATTATAATACACATCTATCAATGATGTGAACGTACCACTTATATTTCTATTATCTGCTACATGTAATATGTCTATCATATTATAACTCTACATATTTTGGTATTTCAGATGCACAATATGAACAATATGCATTAGTACATGTATAATACTTATTATAATTTGATCTATACCAAGACCAGAATGCTTTACTTAATGCTGAACGCATTAGAACATCTCTTGAACAAGACAATTTTAACATTGTATCTGGCATTATATCAATCATACTATATTTCTTACAATACCAATTATAAAAACTTCCATAATAAAACATATTGTCAACATATATCTGTGGTTTAATCTCTTTATAAATACATTCATCAGTTTTAAGATATAATATAGGATAATCAGTTTCATCAATATACTGTTTTATCATATCTAATAAAAGTGTATAATCATCATTATGTACTATTTTTATATATGTACTTACATTTACCTCTTTTAATTTATTATATAACCATAGTGCATCATTCAAATACTGTTCTGAATAAACCATTATAATTGTTGAAAACTTAAAAGCCATAGAGTTCATAGATATACATTTATCTAGAAATTCTTGTGGAGTACAATATTCTGGATGATAAGTAAACTTCATATGTAATTTAGATATCTTTTCAAATGGAATGAAATAGTCATCAGGTCTATATCCATTAGACATAATGACTATTTCATTAATATTATCTGACTGCAAATATTGAATATAATCTACCAAATTATCTAATATAGTTGGTTCTCCACCCAATATATGAATGTTATACATAATATCCATATCATTAATCATATCAACAATATATTTAAATGATTGTAAAGACATTGTAGTATTACGTGGATTATTACCAACATAACAATAAGTGCATTTTCTATTGCATGAAAGTGTTAAATTGAAACTTATTTGTGGTATATAGTAAGTACTTAAAGATTCATTATTATATAAATATAGTTTAGACATCATCTCTCACTGTATCTAAAGAAATACAATGAAATGCTCCAACAAACATCCTATTATGACGTAATTGTACTGGAATACACGTATATCCAAGAGAATCCAATTTTTTAATCAATTCAGTTGAAGCAGCATTTATAATAATCTTTTTATCACCTAATACTAGAACATTAGTACCAGTATAACGTTCCATATCATTATCATCCTGTGCTGGTATAAATTTCCATTTTTTCAACCAGTCAGGAAGCTTATCTAGATTATCTTTAGTCATTTTTATTGGATCATATAATACAACCCCATCTTCTAATGGCATTAGTGCACCATCTATATGGGTATAACAGATTCTTTCTACAGGATATATTTCAAACTTATCCTGTAATATAGATTTGAGCCATAAATATCCCATATAATTATGCTTGGTTGATACATTAAATAATAATTTATCACCAAATCTTAATATCTGTGCTGCATCAAATAGAATTTCAGCTTCATTTGTATCTTTAATATTATCATCTTCAAAATCATGCTCATCTATATACTGCAACGTTGGTTTTGGTGCAGATATCCATTTACATCCATTTTTAAAGTATTCATAAAATATATCTTTAAATAAATCTGTTTCAAAATATCTAAATGTATTCATAACAGGCGTTTCTATTATCATATCTTTAACTATCAAAACCAAATCTCTTACATTATGTGCAGGAAGAGTTAATGATTCCCAATATGGTGTCTTTACAGTTTGTATACCATTTAACAATTTGGGACGCAAGACAGATATATGCTCTTTTCTTAATATTTCACATAAATTCTCAACATCTTCTCTACGTTCTTCTAGTATTTGTTTATCTATCATATTCACATCATTTAAAGTAACATTCTTACTATTATCAAATTTCCTTTTTATGGTTTTATGAATATTGAAATTGCCTCTGTCAGAGAATATAAATCTGTCATTAAATCTTGGATTGTGAAAGAATTTAGGCACATAAGTATCTTCTACATTTCCAATTATTACTTCCCTTAATTTTCCCCATTCATTAGTGCTATACAATTTCATAATGTATACAACTCCTTCTGTATATTTGACATCATATCATATCTATTACATCTATCACAGAAATCATCTTTGATTCCAAATATATTATTATCTCTGCTATTAAATATGTAATCAACATTATCCTTATTTAATGGAATGCTTGCTATGTCTTTATCTGTTAAACAGCATCTATATATTTTATTTTTTATTAAATCAAAGCCATAGTTCTTATTATACAATCTGCATATATTATTTGAAGCTGATTGATAGTTATGTATTATTTCTGCTATTTGATGTTTTCTATCTGGACATATATTACTATATTCATTTATTATATCATATAACTGAATTATATTTTCAATATCTATATCTTTCTTAACCCTTGGGTGTTCTACTTTTGGTGCTATAATTATATCCTGATTTGTTTGGATAAATTTATTTAAATATTGTATATTATCGTTATTTATTATAACATAATATACAATATTTAAAACATCATATTTTATAAATTGAGAAGATTCTGTCAAATCTTTTATGGCATGATAATATATCTTTTTAATATTCTTCTCAAATAACTTATGATAGTTATTCTTAATAAAAGTACCATTAGTACATATAGTCCATTTATTATTAGTTGAATTTAACACATATCTTAATATATCTTCTGGTACTAATCCTGGCTCACCACCAGTCAAACATAATACCTCTGCTTTATCAAGATATGGTTTAATCATATTAACATTATATATTATTTGATCTATATTATAATCATAATGCTCATTAGCATTATGGCAGTAAGAGCAGTGCCAGTTACATTCATGTGTTATATATACTGAAAAATATCTTGGTTTAACTTGTAATCTTTTCATATACAATATACCTAGTGTTTTTATCTACTTTCATATCAAGTATTTGATGTTTTCCAATTGAAAAAGGATATTCCATTTTTAATTTTAATCCAAATTTAGTGAATGAATTAATATCAAACATCTGAGTATGCCAGAAAGGTAAGAGTGCTTTAGTAGTATAATTATAATCTATATATTTATTAACAAAATAATCCACAATAATTAGATATCCATTGTTATTTAATCTTTTAACTAAATTACTAATAGTTATGTATAAATTATTCTGTATATGTGATAAAGTATCTTTACTTCTAATGATATCATAATTATTATTTAAGGTGTTTATATGATGATCATTATCAATCATAATATCAAAGGAATCCACTTTATGATTATACATTGATATATATTTTCCAAATTGGCCATACATTGCTCCAAAATCAAGAATGTAACATTGTTTAGAATTGGCTAAATTATTTATTATATCTAGTTCCTTTGTTGCAAAATAATAGCAATCTTTAACGCTTTCCTTATCTTGTTCAAATTGAGGTAATTTATGAAATACATGCATATAAAAATAATCCTCATATTCTTTGGATAATATATATTTCTGAAATAAAGTATGACAATCTTTACATTTACACAATATGTAATCAGGTATATCAACATCTGATATATAATTGTTGAACAATGAAGTCACAAAATCATAGTAACTATTATCAGCTTTATATTCATATATTTGTTCCAGTTGATGACTTCTACATAAGGGACATTGTTTTCTTTCAGTAAACATATTATTATTGTTTCCTCAAATTTAAATATTCTTTAATATCAACTATAGAAGGTCTGTTACAGTATGAACATATATCATCTTTTGGATATATATTTTTTCTATTAACAACTATATCTTCAAAGTTATCATTGTTTAATTCTACAGATGGTGATAAATCAGTAACACCACAACCACATTTATATATTTCACCTTTAACAAAATCTAATCTTGTTACATACAACATGGAAGAACACATCTGTTTATATGTATTACTTAATGTGTTTTGCGCTCTTGAAATATATTCATGATCTATATTTGGATATTTATTGCTTAACATTGTAATATAATCAATATCTTCTTTAGATAGATTCATATTGTCATCAGTTTGTGAATGTGCAATATAACATTTTAATTCTATACTTGACAAATGTTTATGTGAAGAAAGGAAATCATCTAATTTATGTAAGTTATTTTTATGTACAACTATGCAATATTTAATTGGTATCTGATCTGAATAATCATATATATCTGGAGTGTTATCATTTAATATATCTTCACAGATATGATATGATATGAAAGTATAATTGATACCTTTTATTTTATGATAATTCTTTTTTAGGAAAAGGCCATTAGTATATATTTCAACAGGAACATCAGATTCTTTAATAAATGATAATACATAATCCATCTCATCATAGTTAAGCATACCAACTTCTCCACCCATAAGTAAAATCTTGTCATTAGTATGCTTGCAATGTGCTACCAATCTGGGTAAATATATATCAATTAAATATTTTTGATATGATTGCTGTGGAAGCTTCCATATATGGCAATAAGAACAATGCCATTGACATTTGTTGGTTAAATATATCTGAAAAGATCTTTGCATTTGCATTTTTATATCTCCAAGTTATAATATTCTTTATCTTTTATAGCACTCATAGCAAACTTGGGGCTGTTTGCAGAATATTTATAACATATACTACAATATGGCTGATATTTAAACAATTTTCCATTTAAAGATAATTGTATATTTTCTGGCGTTATATCATAAGAAGCAGACTTATCAACCTGCATACTGCAGTGTCTCAACTTTTTAGCATCTACATCTATAAATGGATTATATGAATATTGGGCACATAAAGATCTGGTATCTGTTCTTGGTAAATATTGGTGCATTTCTCCATATAGATATAAGGTATTATATTGTTTTATTTTATTAAAGAATAATAATAACTTATCTATATCAGCTTTTAAAGTTTCTTTCTTGGGTGTTATACTCTTAAAATATCTGTTTGATTTAAAGAAATCTATAGACTCAAAATATTCAAAATTATTTAACAATGAATTTAAAGTTGTATCTGTCAACACTATTGTCTGTTCCATCCAATCTTCTAATATCTCATTTTCTGGCTCAAAATACAAACAGTCAGTACCAACTATGTCCAACATACTATGTTCCTGATAGTAATTTAATTTTTTGCCAAATAATTCAAGAATATTGTATTTCTTTCTACATAAGCCATTACTCAGTAAAGACATTTTAATAATATTTTTTCTGGATAGTAATTTAGTGACAATTTCTTCAAAATTATTTACAAGTCCAGGTTCACCACCAGATATCTCTATATGTAATGGTATATTACCATACAAAGATATTACATACTGTAAATAATCCAAATCAACTTCTATTTGTTCATTATTATATTGTTTATATACATCACAGTAATAGCAATGCTGATTACATTGTCTTGTTAATAATATACCTATATTATACACTTTCATTTTAAGTATTCTCCTAAGAAATAACTATTTGGATCTAATTGCATTTTATCTTCAATTAATCTCTTGTCAACAGTAAATAATTTATTGGAATATTCTTCACTTGATTTGTTTGTGACATACTTTATATAATAATTAAACCCATCAAGGTCATTTGTTTGATTGTTTTTTCTCATCCAATACATGTATCTGTCTGTATAGAAGAATTCCCATACAGATCTCACCATGAAGCTATATTCAGAATCATATCTGAAATACACATAAGCATAGCATTGTTCTATATTTGATTGTAAATATTTTGACTCAATTAACTTAACACGTTTATTCATTTTTAAATCAGCATATAGTTTTATAATCTTAAGTTGTTTCATATCTGATACTTTGAAATATCTATCTGTGAGATATAATGTATCACATTTTATTGTGCCTGAGTTAAGTATAGCATCTATGTATGGTATACAATCTTCATTCTCCATGGCACTCATGCAATTATAGTTAGATGTTGGTACAATATTATTTAACCTGCTAAAATCAATTTTGAACTCAGATTGTATAATATTCTTTATGTTATACTTGTCCTTTATGATGTTGTAAAAGTTTTTATTTCCAATAATTATTAGATTGTTTTTTATATAATTTAAATACAACTCTAATTTAGTACGATCATTAATAAAATAAAGACGTTCTAATGTACCATCATCTAATATGATAACATTATTGATAGGTATATTGTTGGTTACAATATATGGAAGAGCATTAGAAAATATTATACTGTCAATAATAGACATTTCATCTGGATTATAATAGTTAAATTTATACTCTAGGTTATAATGTTGTTTATAGATATCATCATAACCAGTCCAAGGATATAATTTTTGATATGAATAGTCTGATGGAATTATTATATAATTATTAGATGGGTAATTTTTGGCAAGATCCATGAATAGAAAATCACTGCAACGTAATGTTGGGTCTGCACAATTATATAATAGATATATGTTAATAATACTCACCTCTAACTGTTTAATATATTATTTAAATCTGATTCATCAAACTTAATAAGTTTTTCATACACTTCAGAAGATGGTATATATAGTTCTTGAGATATATTATCATCAACATTAAATAATTTCAAGTAGTCTGTTAATCCATCATCCATTACTTTATTTTTTGATGAATAATATACTGGCTTATTAAAGTATAAAAATTCAAATAAAGTTTTAGCTTTTAATTCTAGATATAATATATCACTTCTTCTAGTATAGAATAATTTACCAAAGTTATGAATATTAAAATTTTTATTTGTATGTCTGCATATAGAATAATTTTCATAATCAGAAAATACACCATCATACCCTAGTTTAATATTGTCTAATCTATATGAGGATAGTTTAGAATAATGTAACTGATATTTAGTCAAAGGTATATTCTTTTGTATTAAAAACTTTTTAAAAAATGGTGAAGCTAGTATTTTTATATTATCATAATTATAAGAGGGGGATACATCATCATCATATAAAAATTTTCTTATCATTCTCCATGAAGACATTATATATATTTTTTTATATCTTTCTATTATTTGTTTATCAAGATATCTTTGCAATATTGAAAAATGTATAAATGCTATATTAAAATTATTAGAATTAAGAATAATAGATGAAATCTCATTTGGATCTTTAATAATACACATATGCTTTAGTATTCTATTTATAAAATTTGAATTATATGAATTTTTTATATCTGATATAAAATCACAAACATAATAAGCTTCTACAAATAGCTTAAAATCAACATCTGCAATTGTTGATATATTACAAAACAAATCAATATAATCAAATGTAGTTCCACCAGAAAAGGGTGCTGTATAAACATATATATTAAACATGATGTCTCCCTTATTCTTTAATAAATAAGTTAACTATATCATCATTCTGGGCTAATATATACTTATCAATATTATTATTCATAATATCATTGTATCTTCTCTTAGCTCCATCTTCTCTACCATTATCAATATAAATTATTTTCTTACCAAACCACACTGCTTCAATTAGCATTCTTGGACTATAATCAAATGTATTCAATGTCATGTCTATATAGGTATCAAATAAACTAAAGAGATCTGATGGGTTATCATAAATCATCTCTATTTTATCATATTTTAGTAAATAATCATAATTAGACCTTAGATTCTTATCACCAAATACATATAGTTTATTTAACTGACTTAAATGAGGTTGGATATACTCCTCAAACTGATCTTCACTTATATATCTCAATCCCTTTAAATTAATAAAGCCAGTATTATTGTTTGAACAATAACCATTATATTTAATTCTTTGTAAATATAATTTTTTAACATAATTATCACTTTCTTCAAACAATATATAATGATTATAAGATAAATCTATTTTATCTTTTATAATCTCAGTATTATGTGTACCCTGAATAGCTACTAATCTGGCTGGCATTATACCATTAAGTAGTTGTAATGTTTCAATATTTAGTAAACATTTAGTTATTCTATATGAAACTAACTTATATAATAATTTTGTTAAATTTAAACACATATCTGATGTTCTTTCTAATCCAGCTAATGATATCCATAAATATTTATTTTGTATTATAGGTATATCATAACGTTTAGATATAATATCAAATATAAATGGACGATAGTCATCATCAGACATACCTATAAAATACATGTCTTTTTTACATTCATTGACCAAATATAGATAGTAATCTAAGATATAGAAAAAAGAACCATTAATAAAATTATCTGCATTTAAGAAATAATGAATAACAGCATTCATTTTATTAGTTATCTCCATTATTATATAATAACAATTCAGAATATAAGTGATAATTATTAAATTTACTTAATTGATGATAATCTGTTTTTGATGGTATAAAAGGATCTATTATAACATGATATTCCTGAGCATTCAGCACATCCTTGATATAATATAACGTATGATTATCCAGTATCAAAACTTTATTAAATTGGTATCTAATAAGCTGACTTGGTCTTTTGAGAAATATTACATTATCAAATATATCTGAAGATAACATATATTTATCATTAAACAATGTTTGTATGTTTGTAATATTTATATTATTTAAATTATAATTAAAAGATGGATTAAATATCAATATCAAATATATTTCTTTATTGTTGTCATATATGCTTGTATAGTATTCAAAAGCATCAAATAATCCACCATTTATAAATGGTAAGATAACATGTATAACTGCATTTATATCTGATTTAATAAATATTGACAATATAATCAGATCCTTATGTTTTTACTTAGTAAAATTTTTAACTATTTTATCATTATCATCAAGCCAAGCATTCTGTAATCCATTATTAATAGCATCATAATATCTGTAATACCCACCATCTTTAATATTAGCTTTGTTAATATAAATTATCTTCTTATTATAGAATATACATTCATAAAATAATCTTGGATGTGGGTCAAAATATCCTGTATGATAATAAACATATGTGTCAAAAAGGGAATGAAAGTCTTTAGGATTTTCATATAGAAGTATTATTCTGGGATGTTCTATATATTGTCCCTTTTTAACAGATATTAACAGTTTTTGATCCTCATCCAGATAACTAAATATTTCGTCTAGCTGATCATTAGTCAGCATTCCTTTACTTACACATGTTAAAAAAGCGTCATGATTGAAATGATCATAATGCTTAAATATTTTAAAATTTAACTTTTGATGATATGGTTTTCCTACTAAAAACTGATCTATATTATAGTTGTCTGAGGGCATATTGATTACCCCATTTGTTTAAAATATATCTGTTTAATATATTTACTTTTTCTTTCTTATCTAACAATTTAAATAATTCAGGTATTATGTTTAATATATTATGATAATTGTAACTATTAAAATGAATCATATTATATCTATAACAATCTGCTGGAAGTAATATATTATCTCTATTGGTAGTATACATATTTATATTAATAGTATGTTTATTGATTTGATTTAAATATAGCATTCTTGTAAGCCAACATTCTTCATCTATTACATCTCTATACTCAGACATGTTACAATCTGGTATACATTTTATACAATTATCTTTTATAGATTTATCTATAAACTGGACATAATTTAAAAACAATGATCTATATTTTAATAATGATTTATGTATTACAAATAAGCTGGATGTTGTCATCAATGTATTGGTAATTTGATTAAAACTGTTTTCATTACATAAATTAATTATATCTGGACAAGAGGGTGAAATATATACATCCAAATCACATGTTATCACCCAATCATAACTATCCAGAAGATTAAATGAATTAAGCTTAATCCATGGATAATTATAATTGTTTTCTTGTTCAGATATAATTAAAGTATAATTATACTTATTAGCATATCTCTCAAAATTATATGATATGTTATCTTTTATAAGTTTATATTTGCCATAACAATATATAATAAAAGCTACAGATTTTGAAATAACATCTGTCATCACATATTATTTATATTGATCAGCAAATGCTATATATAAATTGTTTACAGCATCAATAGCTTCCTCTTCAGTTACAAATTCATTTTCCATCTTAGTTGATAATGGATCTACAGGAGATTCTGAAGTGCCCTGTAAACTTGCTCTAGCTTCCAATTCTTCCATTGATATTAATGTTATTTCATTAACTGATTCAATAAATTTATCTAAATCTTTTAAAATATTCTTTATTTCAGCCAGATTATCTAACAGATTAATATACTCTTCAAGATTGGCAATCATTTCTTCAGATGCTTCTGGATCTGTCAGTTGTGCTGCTGAATTAATAACTTCCAGATATTTACTTTCTCTGTTTTCATCAGTTATAAATATACCTTTATCAGCAAAGTAATGACTTAGGATAAAAAATCTATAAAATTTTGCTATAGCTAACTTATTAATTCTGGTAGTATATATTATATCTCTTGCTTTTATTATAGCAGTTTGTTTAGCAGTATCTAATGGATCCAATTCTTCTATTACTAAATCAGAGACATCCAAAAATTGATCTAATAATTTAGGTATATATACTTTTTTACCTTCATTTAGATTCCTAGCTACTGTCTCATATACTTCCCATGATGGTACTTCTAAAATATCATCTCTCATACCAGCATAGGCTATTTCATTTGTATTTATACTGATAACCTCATACTTATCTCCTCTATCAGCCACATTAAATAGTAATCTCATTATTTACCATCTCCATATCTTTTTAATTGTTCTTCTAATTCTTGTACTTTTATATTTAATTCTTGAACTGCTTTTACAAGTGGTGCAATCAATTCACTATAATTAATCATATAGAATCCATTCTCATCTCTCATAATAACAGCATATTCATTTTCTGGCAATAACTTTAAGATATCTTGAGCTATAAATCCTATATGTTTTCTGTTATCATTACAGTTCTTATATTTAAAAATACATGGTTTTAATTGTGTAATAAAACTTAAGCCCAAATCATTTTCATCATTCATCATTATCACTCCAGTTTTATCTGATTAAAATCATATTAAATATATAAGATATCATATTTGAGCCTTGCATCAGAATAATTACAATTACAAGTACATCTATAATTACAGACACATGTACAATAATTGCAATTACAAGTACAGTAATTGCAATTACAAGTACAATAATTACAATTACAAGTACAGTAATTGCAATGACATAAACAATCGTCTTCAGCATCATTTATTTTAGCTCTATATTCGTTTGCTTGTGCTGCTTGTATGATATTACCTGTAGTAGGTACAGATGATGACCATGAAAATGTTTTTAATGTATTTATTGCATTTCTAATTGCAGACCAATGTGCTGCTGTAATTAAATTAGAAGATGCAACATTTGCACCAAAATCTGTTTGAGATATCTGTCGTCTAGCTTGTTCACGTCTAATAGCATCTCTAAGTTCATTTAAATGTTGTGCTAGAATAGTAGCAGTGGTAAGATCAGATGGTTGTGTCCATGGTGTCAAATTACTGGTACATGGGTGTCCATCACCACCTGGACCATAATTGGATGGACATGGTGGAGTGATATTTCTAATTAAAGTACCCATCTTTAGTCTCTCCTATACTTAGAATAATAATTAAGCATATTTCTAATATATTCATATAATACTTCATTTTGGGCATCTATTACTGAATCTATATCTATATTATCTTTATTATTAGCATAATTCAAGCCCAAAGTAATGTAATATTCATTGGATATATCTGAAATTAGAACATCATATAGTTGTTCTTCTTGCTCTTCAGATAAATCTTGTTTAAGTAATATTATAATAGTAGAAAATATTAAATCTATCCATACTTCTTTTGTCTTATCATCTAGTTGACTATATGTATTTATTATGTCTATTAGCTTAGAAAATATATTATTTATATTATCAACTCTATTTAATATCAAAGACAATCTAATTAAAAGTATATCTGTAAGGAATGGTTCAACTGTATTTAATAATTGTACATTATTGTTTACTGTATCATATGCTCCTTCTAAATCATCTTGAGACAATTGATATACTATCTTTCTAAGAATCAAGTCTACATTTCGATCCAATATTATACACATCTCCTTTATTTAAAAGATTAAAAACTGCTCTTTTAATCTTACCTATTGTCTTATAATATGTGCACAACCAATCTTGATTGGTATAATCATACCATCTATTCAAATAGTCATTTTTGGATGAAACTTTATATTTCATCACATTACACTTAAAACATGTAGTTGTATCACAATCTACACAAACAGGGGTCCTATATTCAAACTCTTCATGATAATGTTTTCTTTCAATTAATTTATCTATTATATCTTTTTCAAAGATAGTTCCTATTAAATGTTCCCCTTTATTATTAGAGAAACAACCTTCACATGGATATATATTTAAGTTAGTATCTATACCTATTACATCTTTACCTGCAGCACAGATATGATTATTATTTGGTTCAAACCATGTAAAGAAGAACTTATGATATTGATTAAAGTAATCTATTTCATAAGGAGCAATTTCTAAAAGAGCATCTTCAAGTTCTTGTAATTTATAACCATTTTCATATTCAGTATAATAATCTATAGTTGGAAAATAATTTCCATGATCATTCAATAGTTTACGTATATCCAAATAGGCTTCTGGCATATACTTAAATGTATCTGGAGTAATGACTGACTTAGTAGAGATATTATAACCATCACTTATCATTGTTTTGATATTATTATAGATAATATCACCAGTTGGATTACCTTTAACATCAAGACGTGTCATATCATGAACAGGATAACCATCATATGATATTTGAATATGTGTTTTGAATGCATTATTTATCATATAATCTTTGATATCTTTAAATATATCTTGTAATATATTTATCTTGTAGCCATTAGTTATAGTGGAGAAGAAGATATTATCATTATGTTTAAAATAGTCAACTATATATTTTAAGGCCATATGATTAAGAGTTGGTTCTCCACCAAAGAAATTTATCAATATACCATTGTAATTCGATATATAAAATTGAGAATTTAATAATCTTCCTACAAATTCAGTTATACTCTTTGCTGCATCTTGAGATAATATATGAGAAGAATGTATATCCTTTTCAAAGCAGTATTTACAATTGAAATTGCATCTATCTGTCATATTGATGAAAATGGTATATAATTTATCTTTCATGACAATACTCCCATAATGAGAAATCTTCATTTGCAAATTTAGAATGTTCTATTGGATAAGGTACATTAGGCACAGCATACAAGTTCTTATTATTAAAAACACATTTTTGACATACATCACATACTTCTTCACAAATGGGTTTTCTATATCTTCTATATATCTCATTTAAATAAGGTTTCAATCTCAATACAGATCTTTGATAATCATTGTCTATAACATCCAAATCTTGACTAGCTATACTTAATATTATTTTTTCCAGATGATCATATGTCTCAAACAATGTAATAACATCTTCAATGCAATAATTATAATTATCTTTGTTTAAAGTATAAGATATGGCAAAAGTTCTATTATCATTATTTAATTTGTTCAATACTTTTTCTATTAAATTATTTACACAATTTCCATTTTTATCCTTACGTCTGTAACAATTAGGTCCATCATAACTTATTTCTAAATGTATATATTTCTTTTTTCTCAGATCAAAAAACCAATTATAAATATCATCTTCTAATAATCTCAAACCATTGGATGTCATTGAAACAGAATATTGTTTATAGTCATATTGTTTAAGTATCTTATCTATTACAATATATTCTATTAAATCTGGATATAATAATGGTTCACCACCAAATAAGACTATATGAGAATGAGGTGCTGATATTTTATCTATTCCTTCAAAATATCTATCTATATCATCATATGTCATAGTTCTATTTGGTCTTTTCTCTTCTTCAAAACAATATTCACACTTTAAATTACAGTTTGAGGTTATATAAATAACATTAGTTGTGTTCTCCATCTTGATGTTCTTCTTTTCTTATTTTAATTTTCTCCTGAATTTTATCAATATATTCTATAATTTGTTGATCAACTGGTTGATCTTTATCAGGTAGAACTATCTTATTTCCTATTAATATTTCTCCAAGATCACACAGTTTATCTCCACATATTTGAAGATTATACATTGCATTAGCATATGTTTCTTGCCTTCCACTATCCTCATCATTCTTAATGAGATAATCAAGAAACTTCATACTTTCAACAATATGTTCAACAGCATTAAATAAATTAAACTGGATTACATTGTTATCCAACATAATAATTTAACCTCCTAGATTATTTAATCGTTTATTTAATTTTTCTATAAATAATTTATTATCTTTAAGATTGTTAAATACATAAAAACATTCTGTATAAATTATATCATACAATTTGCAAATAGATGCAACTGGATTGTTATTATTCTTCATTTGAGAATATGTGCAACCAGCATTACATCCTACATAATAAGTACATTGCTGACACTTATTAAAGTTTCTTGGATTAGATACCAGAGGATCAGTAAAAATATCAAAGTTCTCCTTATAAAGATGATTAGTATTAAAATCATAAATTGGATATTCTCTATTTGTAGCAAATCTTGCACAGGGATAAGCAACGCCATTGGGCAGAATGCCTATTCCTCTACTACCAGCAAAGCAACCAAATGGTCTTTTTCCATCCTTATATCCTATAAACATATCAAGTAGATATAATTCATAAAATCCAATTATAACATCTTTACCTGTTTTAAAGAATTCAATCTGTAAATTAGATAGATCTCTTATCTCATTTTTAAATTTATTGATATCATCTTCTGACCATATATCATCTCTGACTAGTGAATAATCTATATTTGAAAAACCCCAAACATCTGCAAGATATCTTGCATTTTCAACCAATGTACCCAATGAAGTAGGTGATACCATTGTTTTACAATAAGATGGTGATATCATCTTAATCAAGTCTTTTTTCTTCTCATAATACTGTAATGAACTTGTACCATTTCTTAATGGTCTATTATATTCATTCCATAAACCATCAAAGCTAAAGCTTACATTTATATTATTATTTTTAATAAATGATACTTTGTTTTCATCCAATTCAAGAAGATTGGATATTATACCAAATGATTCACATCTTTTATCATGTTGTAATAGTGGAACTGCATATTCAATTAAGTCGAAGTTTAATAATGGTTCTCCTCCAAAGAAATCTAGATGATACTGTGATTGATTGTATATATTCAATATATTATCTAGATTATCTAGAATAACTTTAAATGTTTCTTTGCTCATATATAAAGGATTGTTATTCATGTAACAATAACGACACATAAGAGTACATTGCTCAGTAATAATATTTTCTATTATAAACAATTTAATAATTCACTCCCCAAAGACAACTATCTGCTTTTGTTTAATTCTAATAGATTTTGAAAATACTGTCAACTATCTAAGACAAATAATGATCTTATACTGATTTTTATTATAATCTATATCTATAATTTTGCCAACTATCTTACCCTCATATTTATAAGCTTCACCTTTTGGTATAACTCTTGCTTTACCATTAAATCCAGCACAAACAAAACAACCCATATCAGATTCCCTTGCAGTATATTCAGCATCAACCATAACAGTACCAGCCATACCCACTGGTACTTTTCTTCCTGCAATGATATCAGCCTCATCACCATTAAGAATATAACCATAAGAATCAGATACAACACCTATTACAGCATCTGAATTGGGGTTAGCTAATTGTGCTTTACCATTTATAAATTCTACAATTCTATTCTTAGATGTTTGGTATTTAACAGATGTATTAAAACATTCTGCAAAGTCATTATATACTGCATTATATACTCTTGTGGCATAAAAATAACCACTGTAATTTAATCTGTTTGTACCAGTTGGTGCTGTAGATCCACCATTCAATCCACCCGCTACATTATCTAACCCTGTATATCTAAGAAATGAATATGCAGACGATCCTGCTAATACACCTCTATCAGCATGAATTGTACCAGCATTTAAATTACTAGCGTTTCGATAATAAGAACCATGTTGTCCATCCAATAAATCAGCATCTATTCCAGACCCTGCTCCATCTATAGACAATATCATGTTATGTAAATCACTTGTATTCAATACACTATCCAGGGCTGCTTGTAAACCAGTAACATTAGCTATAGTATGATTATGAGAGTTATCTAATACTTGTGCTGTTATAGTTACATTAGAACTACCATTAAAGGATGCAGATCCACTCACATCACCACTTAAAGATATAGTTATAGTATTTAATAACCTAGATGCAGAAGAAGCATTTCCATTCAAATCACCAACAATAACACCATTATTATCTCTAACAACTACAGTGTTTGCTGCAGCTGCAACACTTGAGTTATATCCATCCAATAAATCAGCATCTAATCCAGATCCAGTACCATCTACTGTTTTTAATTTAGAAAGTATATCAGCAGCATTGTAATTAGTACTTGGTAATTTTGAATCTAATGCAGCTTGCAATCCAGTAACATTAGCTATGGTATGATTATGAGAATTATCTAATACAGTTACCAATAATTCAATATTGCCCAAATTATTAAAGTAGCTACTAGCAGATACATCACCAGTTAGTGTAATAGAATTAGATTCTCTAACTAATGTTCTTTCATTATTTACTAATCCTGCTCTCCATAAATCCATAGATTCATTCCAGATCAATGATGCATTTGGTAAAGAACCTCTTTTAACTTCTACACCACCATTTTCAGTTGGAGATGATCCACTATAATTACTATTCAATACTATTACATTATCAGCAATAGAAACTACTTCACTATGTATAACTGTTTGTGAACCATGAACAGTTAAATTGTTGACTACAAGATCAGCATATGACGATGCATTATTAGTAACAATCTCTAAAGTTCCACCATTATTCTTTAACTTTGGACCACCTGTACCAATATAAAATGTAGATGAACTTGTTCCTAAATCTGTGTTTTGAACATGCCTTTTTGCAACAGCATCATCAATTAATGGCCCAGTAGAGTCTAGATCAGAAAACTGATTAACACTACCTGATTTTAATGCCAAATCTGGAAATATTTTCATCTGATTATTAGCTATCTTTGTGGTTGGCAATTATTATCTCACTCCTTGTAGCTATATTATTTTTTTTTTACTTATCCAAATATTGTAATCACGAATGTTTTTTGTTGTGATGTATTGTTTGTGATATTTAATATACTACCTGTTGAATTTATCCATAGAGAGCACATACTATCATTTGTTTCTATATATCTGTTAGATGAAGTATCTAAGATATATACTTTAATAATTGTATCTAAAAATGTTTTATTTTCTTTATAAATTAAATTACATGCAGCAAATGATAATGTGCTTGTACTACCAGCATTTATAATCATAGTATGTTTTGCAAATGAAACCATATTACTAATATCCAAATTTGGAGATATATCAAATGGACTTACAGTTGTAATAGCAGTTGATGATGTAACTACCCTTGCAACACATATTTTATTAAATCCATTTGGTTCTGCTGATGATGAGTATGTTATATTTATTGTATATCTGTTTGTTCCTCTATTCAAATATACATATACAGTACTATTTGCTGGCAATGTTATAGAATCGTTAACTAAAGTATAATAACCTCCAAGAAATACATGTGTATTGACAATATTAAGTGTAAGACCAGATATAGAATAAGAGATTCTTCTATTAGCATATGACAACCCTATTTTTGGTTCAAAATTAATAAAATCAAGAGCATCTACTTCATTTTTAGAGTAAATATCATTTTCCATATATTCATAATATTTAGTTGGTTTATTAAATTTATATACCATTTAATTTATATAACATTCCCTTCTATGTTATATTATATCACTAATGACCTATAATAATTAAAGATATATTCTGTGTTGTGGAATAATTTGATTTGATATATAATTTTGTAAAATCAGGTGATTTTGAAACAATAAAAGTATTATCTAAATAATAATTTAAACCATCTTGTCTATATATGGAGTATATAATATTATCAAAATTAGTAATATCTAATTGGGTATTAGTGTAATTTATCTCACCATTTGCTGGAATAGAAATGTTTCTCAATATTATCTTTTTATGATTATAATAATCTGGTAATGATAATTCTCTTACTTCATATAATTCTTGTGATATGGGATCTGTAGCATTTGTTGTTATTTTAGCCAATAATATACGTTGTGCAGTATTAGATAATTTAACAGTATCAACATATAAACTAATATTATTGTTATTTAATATAGCATAAACATAATTATCTGTATTAGGATTTAAAACAACATCCTCATTAGGTAGATAATATAATCTCCCATCCATATATACAGGGAAATTTACTATAGTCGCTGCTAATCCAGAAGAAGGTACTGTATATATATACCTAGATGTTTGATTAACATTATTTAAAAAATCTTGTAGATTTTGATTAAAATAGAAGAGTTGTCTCCATGTTTCCCAATTAATCCCAGCATAATAACCATAAATAGGATGCCATCCAAATCTTCCATGAATATCAAAATAAGGTTCTAAAGAAATATTATGTTGCGTAACAGTATTTGTATTTTTATTATAACTGTTTATGTTTATCCCTGTTTCTCCTCCAACAGTACCAAATGCACTACCATTATAAAATATTCCATTTTCTATAAACCCATTTATACTGTAGTAATATCTGGCTACACCATCTCCATATGATGATGCACTAGCATCAGCTTCAGCTGCACTAATTCTTGGGCTTTTATTCCATGTTACTCCATTATTAGAAGTCCACACAACTACGCTTCTTCCATAATCATTTACATCAGTGCAGATCCAATATACAGTATTTGTGTTGAAATCATAACCCCATGCATTTCTCCTTGTATATAAAGAAGATGGTGGTGTTGGTAATGTAATATTCATATCAGTATATGAAATATCAAAATTAGATCCAATGTTTATTTTATATACTTTAAAACTACTATCATATATATAATGACTTACATTATTTCCTGTTTTATAAATAAACCATTTACTTCTATCATGTATAGGTATTCCAGGATTAGGATTAATTTGAGTTAATATTCTCCACTGCCCAGGTAAAAGATCTACTTTATCATCAAGCATATTTATCTTTGAAATGTACATTACAGAATTACCATATTTCTGACTTCGTCCAGCTGTGATTATATAATCATCTATAAAAAATCCAGCTCTATAATTTTGTTTAGCGTATGGACAACTATCTATTACATCACGTGTTTGATTTGGATATACTTGGACCATTGTATTAGTATTATTTATATTATTAAAATAAAATGCTGATATGCGAACAGGTAAGCCACCATTCATACCAATGTGCGGTATATATAATACATTATTATATTTATCAAACGATAAAGAATATGTATTTGAACCATATGATGTATAGATTCCTTTGCAATTTGTGGAATTAAAAAAATTATATTCAGATATATCTCTAGGAATCAGATAAGAATATGAAGCAGTACCATTATTTCTCATTATATCATCTAATTTCATTGATATAACAAAAGATTTAGCTGAAAGTGTTCTTAAGTTAGGTTGTATCCAGAAATATATAATACATTGAAGATGTACTAATAACTCACCAGTATTATAGTTAAATGCACATCCTAATCCCCTATATGCTAAATTCTTTGAATCAATACCATAATAAGCATTTATATCTACATCTGTATTCATATCAAATATTTCATATGAATTTATAAAATCAAGTGTATTAAGATCATACATATATAATTTGATTTTACCCCAGCCAGTTAAGTTCTCAGCAGCATTTACACATTTGACAACATATAATTTATTATAATTTACATCAACACAACATGATTGTAATTGTGTCAAGAATAATGCTTGTGATAGTTCTTGTGATAGTGGTGTTAATAAATTGAATCCAATTTTTGCAGTTAAATTTTGTTTTAATTGCCATGTCATTTCGTTATAGTCTGCATTTGTTTTGATTAACCAAAAATTATACGAAGCAGAATTATCATTGTTTATTGTTTTAATACTAGCAACTATATAATCACTACACGCATAGTCAATATAATCTATAAATTGATTATTTAATAAAAATGGTGGTTTCAATGGTGTATTTTCAAATATAAATGTTTCTGATGGAGCATATCTGTATGCTTTAAAATAAGAATTTGTATTTGGATTTCCTTCTGAACCTGGTAATAATAATATTTCTCTTCCTCTATTATCTACGAACATATAAAAAGGTACATTCCACAGTGTAAATGCAAATTTCAAATATCCATATACAGGAATTGTCTTTTCATCCAAATAGCCTATTTTTGTAATATATGGTTTATAATCTCTTTCTTCTACTTCTGGTTTTATAAAATAATTTGTTTCAAGATCTTCAAAATATTCGGGTGATTTATTATATTTGTAAACCATGGATATATATTTATAACTCCTTTAATTTAGTAATATAATAGAATTTTCTGTTATATAAAAAATCTTACCAGTTTCTGGATTAGTGACTTCTCTTGGATAACCAAATACATCTTGAGCAGTTAGTCCTGTTTCGACCCATTGATTATTAATATATTTATATACCTTTCCACTTTGTGCATCTACAATAGTTTTATAATCTGCTCCACCTGTTAGAACAATATTTTGATAATAACTATTTGCTTGGGATGCATTACAATAACCATAAGATTGTTTACCTTTAAATACAGCTAATCTTGGATCACTATTTAAATCAACTATCATTTCTGATGCTGGCTCATAAACATCACTATTCCATTTTGTACCTAATACTCTTATATAATCACCCTGTCGTTCAACTTTTACTCTTATTCTTTTACCTGCCCAATAACCTTCTCCTGAATTTGGTGATGTATTGACAATATCATAATCTCTTACTGCAACAGTCCACGCATTATTATTATATGATATACCAAGTATTTTTCTATGAAAGTTACCACCATATGTGCTTGTAGCAGATAATACATAGTTTTTACCCTCAGTTGCATTATATGTGTGTGCAATAACTACACCTATCATATCATCGTCATTAGAAGGGGATGTTAATGTAACCTCATGTGTATAATAATCTAATTTTTCTTTACTTACAAATCCATTGTAATAATTACTATTATATGTTTGTTTAATAGAATCTAATGTAGCATCATATACCCATGTATTATATGGATCTCTAACTGGTGCTAATGATATATTATCATAATATTCATCAGCAGTACTATGCATAGCAAATACACCCCAGTTATTATATATAGCTTGCATAGATGGTGGTACAAATGAATTTAATGTTTCTGTAGTTTCTGCAGTAGTAGCATATATAAATCCATTTGTTGGGGGTAATGGCAATGTATCATATATATATTGTTTTAATAGTGAAACATTAGATGAAGTTCTATTTGTTGGTTGCTGTTCAACTAATTCTAATGCATTTTTAATATGCGCAATCCTATTGTGAAAGGGAGAAGGAAATGGGTTAATATCCCATTCATATTGTTTTGTTGTTGTTATGAATCTAGCTAATGCTATTTCATCTTGTACTGGTGGTTGAAATCTATTGACTAATAATGATTTTGTATATTCAATTGGATTTGTAATCTGTACTACAACTCTATCTCCATTTTTGACAAATATTCTATTAGTATCTCCATACCATATAATATTCTGATTTGTACCATCATGACTAGTTTCACCAATTACATCTGAATTTAATTTTATTAATCCAGACAATGATCCAAGTTCACCTGGTATTAATCTAAAGTTAACATCAACTGTATTAAATACAGACATGGGCGTTTCAGTTATAACGTTATTATTATTATCCAAAAACTCAACTAACTCTTGTGTACTTAATCCATAAGTAAATGATATTGGAGAAGTTGAATTATCATGATATCTCAACAAGAATTTATAAATAGTATATCCTTCTTCATCTAATGATAATAAAGGTAACTCTGAAGCAGTATAAGTATCATAAATTGGAACAACTACTCTTGATTCAGATCCACCAGCATGTATATTTTCATCATCAGATAGATTATTCCATAAAGGATGATCACCATAAGTTTGTCTTAAGAATCCAACATTTACAGGTGTTCTATCATAATTATCTGTAAAATATGCACCATAGTTGACAGCTAAATAATTTGCTGTTCTAAAGAAACCAGAATAAGTACCATTTATAGCAGTATCTAAATCAGGTATATGTTCACCATGATCTGTTATAATAAATATACCATTCTTATTTTCTCTAAATGTAACTAAATTATTTATACATGAATCTGTTATAAGTTTACTGTTTGTATATTTTGTGGAAAATAATAAAACACAACAATATTGATCCAATTCTGAATATGTTGCATCTAATAAACCACTTGCATAATCAGATCTAACTTTGTATGTAGGTGTGTATCCAATAATACTACAAACTTTATCTATAGATGTTTTAAAATCATAAGAAGCAGTACCTTTTATATAATAAGGATCACCAGATATAGCATCTCCTAATATTAATATCTTTTTATTCCCACTTGATACTTTAGCTGGATTAGCAATATAATTGATTGCATTAGCAAGATATTTATAAGATGCTGACATTTCACTAAAGGTTGTCCATGATGTATTACATTGTCCATTATACCATTTAGGGAAACCACCATCAAACAATACATTGCCTAATCCATCTTCAACTACAGCTATAAATGGATTAGGTGGTGTTAAATTATCATATGCAATATATTTTGCAATAGTTGGATTTGTTCCATCTGTTGTATAAACTAAATCTTGAACAGAACTATCTATTATTATTTCAATTTTTATAGGTGAGGAATATATTTTAGCTTCTGGTTCTAATATAATTGGTGCTGCATATTCTAATTCCTGAGCAGATAAAGTAAAAGGACTTTGTTGTATATCTAAATATTGATACGTATTATTAAAACTCAAACATTTAATATAATCTACATTTGTTTGACTAATAATATTAATAGTTATATTTGTAAATGATTCTATATTATCTATGATAATATAATCTAAACTATTAGCATTCCAATTTAAATTAGATGTTATACTAGATGAAGATGTTATAGTTCCACTTCCTATTATAGTAAATGATGAAGGTAAATTAGATATACCTAAAGAACAACTACCTGCAGATGATATATATCCTCCTCCAATTATTACTAATGAAAGAGATTTAGTAGCATAATTCTTATACAAATATAATGCTAAACATCCATTTTCAAGATCTTGGTTTATATATGTTGATATGTTGTTTTCATAAAATAATTGAGATGATATATTATCTTTATAAGGAATTAAATTAAAGTCTTCTAAATAATACTTTTTTAAAGATATAGTCATCAATAATTCCTACTTTATTTAATAGTTATATAAAAAGATATAGTTGATGTATGGTTGTTTATAACTCTCACATATCTATTATCTCTTATAGCTACAGTTGCAACTGCTTCACTATTAATCCACATATTTTGAGTGACACTTCCAGATACACTATCTAAAATCTTAACATCAACTATTCTACTGCGTGCATCTGTATCAGTACCAAATGTCAGCCAAGTATCATATTCCCAATAACTACCAGCATTAACATTAGCTGTTGTTGAATATGTTAATGTATATGGATGAAAATCTACAACTTTAACAAAAGCAGTGCTATCGAAGCCATCTAACAAATCAGCATCTAATCCAGACCCAGTACCATCTACTGTTTTTAGTTTTGTTAAAATATTATCGATACTAACATTAGTAGCTATAGATGCATCTGCAGACCCATCAAATTGTGCTGATCCTGTTACATCACCAGATAATGTTATATTTCTAGGTGTTTCTAAATATGCAGCAGATCCTGTTATATCAATATTATATGTGCCTGATAACCTTGGAGGACTTATTATACCAGTATCTAAATGACTTGCATCTGTATAAAATGAACTGTCTCTACCATCCAATAAATCAGCATCTAATCCAGAATCTGAACCATCTACAGTTGATATCATCATTAATAATTGCAAAGCTGTAAACTGAGAAGCATCCAGTTTAAGGTCAAGTTGTTCAGCAAGTCCAGTTATATTATCCATAGTATGATTATGACTGTTATCTAATACTTCAGTTATAATAGTTACATTAGAACTACCATCAAATTGCACAGATCCAGTTACATCTCCATTTAATTCTATTGTTCTAGAATTTGTAAGCATATTAGCACTTGATGCAGTGCCAGAAATATTTATATCATATGTTCCACTCAGCCTACTGGGGGATAGTATACCTGCATTTATATTGGAAGCATCTCTATAAAAAGAACCCTCATATCCATCCAATAAATCAGCATCTAATCCAGAATCTGAACCATCTACAGTCTTAATCCTATCCAATAATTCCTGAGGAGTAAAATCAGCAGAATCCAGTTTGCTGTCAAGAATAGATTGTAAGTTAGTTATATTATCTATAGTGTGATTATGAGAATTATCAGCAACAGTAACAGTTATATTGACATTACTACTACCATCGAAGTTAACTGCACCAGATACATCACCAGATAATCTTATTTCTCGTGCTGTATTAAGTTTACTAGCAGAAGAAGCATTAGCATTAATGGAACCTGAAGTATCTCTAACAGGAATTGTATTAGCTATATTAATTAAACTCGCATGATATCCATCCAATAAATCAGCATCTAATCCAGAATCTGAACCATCTACTGTCAATAATAGATTTAAAATGGTAGATGCTCCAAATGTAGATGTATCCATTTTTGAATCCAAAATAGCCTGTAAACCATTTATATTATCTATAGTATGATTATGAGAAGCATCCACAACAGTAGTTGTTATTGACATATTTCCAGATGCATCAAAAGACGCACCACCAACTACATCTCCAATTAAAGTTATAGTATTACCTTGCAATACTATAGTTTTTTCATCACCAAATAATCCAGCTTGCCATTTATCTATAGTTTCATTCCATATCAAAGATGATTGTGTAACTGATCCTCTGTTGACTTCTATACCAGCATTTTCAGTTGGTGTACTTCCACTATAGTTACTATTTAATACTAAAATGTTGTCAGCAATGGATACCACTTCAGAATTTATAATAGTCTGTGTTCCCTTAACAGTTAAATTGTTGACAGTTAAATCAATATAATTGGAATCATCATATGACTTTAATTCTAACGATCCTGATGTATTTTTTAATAGTACACCATTAGTACCAATATAAAATGAATTGTTATTAGTACCAGTATCAGTATTTTGATCATGCATTTTGCTTACAGCCATATCTATTTGATGTCCATCACTATTTAAATCAACAAACTGATTTACTGATTCTGATTTTAATGCAACGTTTGTCAAATCAAGAAATAATTGTGGTTTATTTAATACATTATCCCAATCTACTTGTTTTTTACCATTAGTAGATGTACCTTCAAAAAAGTTATCAATCTGTGGTCTAGTATAATATCTAGAATCAAGAGCACCATTATCTAAGTCATATATAGTATACGTACCAAATTCTTCAAGTTCACTATTGGCAAAACCCCACATCTTAGATAAAAAGATCATTATATCTCCAGCATCCAATGGCTCAGTCATAGTGATGGTTTTAGTGGCTGGATCTAAAATGAAATCATATCCTTCTAATTGTAAAAGACCATTTCTATATAATGCATATTCTTTTACATACTCATCAAAATATAAAGATATATCTAATATTGTTTCTCCACCAAGAGCAGTCATAACATATTTCTTAGCAAGACGTTCTACAAATACAGGTTGTGCTAATTCTTCATCAGAAAATGCTAATTGTTCATAAGCTAGATCAGTAGGAAATACATTTCCTGTTTTTGTTATTTTAAACAAAGCATAATGTTCTAATCCATTTAATTGAGTTTCAGGTATAAAAACTATTCTTGCTACAACAGGTGGATATTGCTTAACGTACTGATATTCAACTGCTAAATAATATACACCATCATTAAATGGCCACGTACCTGCTAATATATACATATCTGCAGTGAATTCAAGAACTACATAATCTTTAACTACAATACCTGGTGTTAAATGGAAATATACTTTGTTATCAGTGTCGTATAATATATCCATATCTAGACCAGATACTTTATATCTATCTCCACCACCAATAACAGTTAAATGATTAAGAATATCAGAATCAAGTTTACTTTTTGGATCTATTGTTCTTTTCTGTATGCCAGACCAATTGCTTGTGGGAGTATATGTAGACATAATATAATAATTAACCTCCTTTATTCGCTATCTTTCTTATATTTTTCTTCAGCTGCTTCTTGATTCATTCTGATAAATAGATAATTTTTATCATCTGTTTTAACCAATGAATAAAATCCCTTAACTTTATTACCAAAGAATTCAACTACTATAGTACTACCCCATTTATATATTATACATTTACCTTTATCATAGATATCTACAGTTCCTGCACCATATTCCCCTTCAGGTATTTCACCTTTAAAAGACATCCATTTGAGATCATGATCTGGTGTTCTTACAGCAAGGATTCTTTCTCCATCTTTAGAAGGAATGTGTGCTTTTGGAAGAGCCCAAGAAGGTGCCTTATCTCCTTTTTTAATTCTTAAATCAAAATGATGATGAGTGGCATAATGGTCATGTATTGTAAATCTTGTAGTAAATGGATATGCTTCTTGATCTTCTCTCAAGGTATTCATATATAAATGTCTAATATAATTTTCAATGATATTTGTATCTGATGCTCGTAATGATTTAATTATTTCATCAACATATTCTAATCTGGTTTGAACATCTGTAACCTTTAATTCTTCATATATTTTATATCCAATTAGTTTATATATTTTAATTATATCATAATAAATAGACCATTGTTGTTCAGCTGTCATATATTCTTCATCTATGGCAACTGGTAACAATATTAATACTGCTATATCTTCTTTGTCAACATTCATCAATTTATAAGTAGGAACCCATCCATCTAAATCAATATGTTTAGTTTTATTATAATAATAAGCTAATATATCTTCTAATGATCTATCCATTATTATCAAATCAACATCATCTGGAATAGATTGTTTTTGTTGAATTTCAGCACGTAATAATTCTTTTTCAAATTCTTCAAATAAACTTTCATTATCAGGATCTTCCCATGGGAGTGTTCTCTTTTCATGCTGCCATTGTCTTATGACCTTTATAGCCATTTCTTCAACTGTATAATATCCTTTTTTGGCAAGTTCATTAACTAAAGTTGTTTTACCAGAAGCAGCTGGACCTGTTATGATTACTATCTTTTTATTGGACATGATTATTTTATGCCTCCATCACTATTGTAATATCATTATCAATACCATTTAATTGAGGCTTCAGAATCTCATTTAAAATAGAAGATGAAGTAATAACTGATACAGTATCAAATACATTTGACATCGCATCAACAAAGCTTCCCAAATCTTTACCCATAGCAATGGTTCTTATTTCATTAGTTACGTTGGGATTATTGCCAAATCTTTTAGCAAATTCTTCAGCAGCATGTTGTAGATACCTTTGAGCATCAATAGAATATTTGATTTGATTATCCAATATTATATCATTTTCTTTAATTCTTTTCAATGAAGATGCTACTATCGATTCTGGTGTTATTGTCTCATTATTTATTATAGATGGTAGTTTATAACTCATTCCTCTTGTAATATTAGATAATACTGATATCAGAGTTCCAATATTAGATCCACTTTCATTTATAAATCCACCCAATTCTCTGGTCAATATAGCTTGAATAATTGCCAGTTCATTTAATGTTGTATTTGGTACTTGTGAAAAAAGATTATTAGTAAAATGAAGCATAGAAGAAGGATTGAATACATCTTGAATCATAGATAACATATTTCCCTCTAAACCAGAGAATAATAAATTGTTTAGCATATTATTTCCAGATACAGTAAATTTACTGATATTATTCATATTGAAATTCAATGGATTTCCATTCACAAAATCATATGTTATCATATTGCCAGTTACATTTTTCACATTATCTAGTTTAAAGATAGTATTAGTATATTCAGACTTAATAGAAATAGATTTTCGTAGTCTATCAAACTTTGTTGTTACATTTGTTAAAATTGGATTATTAAACAACTTTTTCATATTAAAGTCCTTAACTTGAGCAGAAGGAATAGCTGGCTGTGAAATACTGCTATAGTTTGGTTGTTTCATTGCTGAAGATACATCACTTGCTTCTTCAGCAACAGAACCCATTTTAATATCATATTCTTTACTGAATACTTTAGTAAATGCCTTTCCTTGCATTCTATTTTTATAGTTTCTAGACATATTAGTTATAAACTTTTCAGCAGATGGGAAGTCAGGATTCTCTGATCCAGATTGAACCATTACATTATATAAATCTTGAATAGTAATAGATACTTCAATATGCCTAGGTACTTCATTAAAATTAAACTCATTAAGTGGTGCAGACCAAGATAAACTAGAAATACCACCAAGTTTAACATCCATAATATTACCTAATCTGGCTGAAATATAAGGTGGTTCCAAATAAGATATATTATATCCACCTACAGGTAAAGATAATTTTAATAATACTTCTAATGGTTGTATTATATCTCTAAAATACATCTCACTATTTGGATCTGTAGCAAATGTCCTTAGATCGATAGTAAATGTCCATGACATAGTTGTGCTAGAATCTTCCCATATATTTGGGATATCTATTCTTCCACCACCAAGAAAAGTACGTGATACATCAGCACCCAATGCTGTATATAATTGTGCAGCATTACCACCAATTCTTGTACCATATGTTTGTAATACATCTGTCATTTGTCTTATAAGTTCATCCAAATAAGCAACACCTACACCAGAGAATGCTTGACCAGTTGGACCTTTTGATACTAAGGCAAGTTGTCTTATTTCTCCAGCTGTATTAAGTCTAATTAAGTTAGCTAAATCTTGTTCTATATTAGATGCATAATAATTATTGGTATGAGAATATGAGATAGATGTATCAGGTATAACAGCAAATTGATATTCCTGACTTAACTTCTTAACGTTCATGGGTTTTGTTATATTTTCCCATTCACATGCTGATGCTATAATATGAAGTATTGGGAAAGTAACTTCAAGAAATGATCTTGTATCAAAATATTCTCCATCTGTTTCTGCACCAATTGGTGGTAAACCCATTATTCTATCTACTTTAGGAAATGTAATATCCTTTGAACTTTTAGCAGGTGATGATGATTTTGAAGAGTTTACAGTAGCCAATTAAGTATCACCTCTCTTTTATAATCCTAATTCATGTGAAAATATTGGAGCTGTAACCCAAGCAAATGCTGTATTATGATCATCATCTTTTGTTTGATTATTATTTGAAGTAACATTAGAAGAATTCGTAGTTGGGCTATTAACTATAACTATATTGTTTCCAGCAGGCTGTTGTTTGTTATTTTGTTGTGCTTGAGATGTCCCAAGTCCAACAGTAGATACCTGTGTTGTTACTTCTTTAGTTTGTAATGATTGCATGGTATCTACTTGTGCTTTAACTGGTTTGACTAAATTTAGAGTGACTGCTCTTTCTTTTAGTTGAGCATCAGCCAAATTTACATCAGGAAGATATTTTGTTAAAATAGAATCTATAAAAGGCATTGGGTTTATGGTATCAGATGAACCTAATTTTCTAACTTCAAAATGCAGATGAGGACCAGTTGATCTTCCTGTAGAACCTGATAAGGCTATTTTATAACCAGGATATACTACCTGCCCTGATTTAACTAATATTTTTGATAAATGTCCATACAATGTTCTTACATTTTCTTGAGGATGATCTATTATAACAGTATTACCATAACCATTTATCCATCCAGCTTTAGAAACTTTACCTGCTAATGGAGTATATATTGATGTACCATGTTTTACACCAATATCTACACCTTGGTGCTGACTGATCTCACCCTTTGAATTTACACGTATTTCACCATATTTGCTGGTAATTTTTTGACTGCCAAAATATAATTTTAATAATTGCTGACGTGTAATATCTGCTTTTAGTTTCTCTTTTTCAATAGTTGCTGCTTTTGATATTTCAGGTGCTCCAGTTGTTTCTGCAACACCAATAGTGGCTAATGATTTAATAGTATTTATTTGTTCTACATTTCTCTTAACGATTCTTGGTTCATTGATTACATTTGGTGCACCAATAGAAGCTAATCCTCGATAGTTTATCGTATATGCTAATGTATCAACAGACTCTTTAAAAACACCTACTGATTCACTAAAAGTATTAGCAGCACTAACTTGGGTTTGAGCAGATCTATTTGCTAAATCCAAAACAGATTCTCGTGTTCTGCCCAATATTCCAGCTAATGTACCATATCCCTTTTCTCTTGCTATTTGAGTGATATCTGATAAAAATCCTGCAGCTTTATCTGTACCCATTAAACCAGATAGAAATGCACCCAAGGTAGATCCCATAGATGTTATAAATCCACCAAATTGACCTTTAGCAAAGTCAAATATACCAACTAAAGCATCAAATGCTGATCTGACTGCCTTTCCCATAGATTGAGCAAGTTCCATAATATCAGTTTTGAATGCTCCACCTTTAAAGTATTCTGCAATCATAGCCATACGTTTACCTTGCTCTTCTGCCTGATCAATCATACTTTGATAGAAATTTGTTTGCTCTTCTTGCTGTTCCTGAACAGCAGCCATTTCGCTAGCTGCAGTCTGTATAGGAGCTGCTTCTGCAACAGACTGGCCAGTAAACGTCCTCTTAATGGCATTCCAGCCCCATTTAAAGATTTCAATTATAGCATCTTTTATGCCACCTAAAATCTCCCCACCTATTTTAGCTGTAATAAGCACAAATTTGGGAATATTTTTTATAAAATTGATAACAGTACTAATTGTTCCAGTAACTAATTTCACCATTAATCCAGATACAATGCCCCTTAGAGAAGATGGCACATTGTTTTTTCCACCAAACACATTTGGTAATAATATATTTTGAAAGAAAGATATACCTTCTATAAATAAAGGCAAAGTCATTGCTATACCAATGCCAATTGGGCCTAATGTCATTAAAGCCCCTTTTGCAAATGGTAATATTTTACCAATTATACCAAATACTGTTTTGCCTGCTGTTCCTATCACACCACCAGCAGTACCTATACCACGACCAATGGTTTTCATTCCTGAAAAAGTTTTACTGATACCTGCTAATAAGACATCAGTTATACTCTGCATAGAAGAAAGTATTTTAGATTTGAATTTATTACTAGGTTGCGTATTTTCAGGTAATGTTATTACTTTCTGAGTTTGATCTAAAATATTTTGAATAGTATTGTTTACTATATCAGACTGCATAGTCTGTACAGTCTGTTGAACTTTTGGTGGGATTGCTCCTCTTCTTCTTAATCTACTTGCTCTTGATACACCTCTGCCAAAACCAAACAATACATTTCCTACTTCTTTGACACCAAAGATACCTGTAGATTGTAATATACCACCAACTGTTCTTAACAATCCACTAGTAAGAGACATTACAATAGCAGGTGCATTAATATTTTTAGCATAAGCTGCACCAGTTTTTTCCATTGAAGCTAATATAGCACGTTGAGATTTAGATAATCCTTTCAAAAATGCTTGAGATCCCCATAACCCTCCACCAAAAATACCTTGTGTAAGAATGTTCTTCATTCCATATACTGCTAATACAACAGATACTACTTTAGTAATAGATGGAAGGGCAAATCTATGCCAGAAAATATCTAATGCAGATAGCATTTTCTCTTTAAAATAATCTCCAATAGATTGATTTTGTGGTATTCTAATTCCAACCATATTTAGACCAATTCTGGTAGCTGTAGACATAGTCTTAACTATAGCAGCCACAAATTCATTGTGTTTAAATAGGTTTGCAAAAATAGGTCCTAATACATAAGCCATAGCTTTATAAGTTAGATATCCATAAAATAATTTACCAAAAAGAGATCTTGGTGATAAAAGATATCTAGCTATTTGAAATAGAGCAGTACCTACTTTCATGGTACTCTTTAAGACATCTTCTATCTTCTTTGTAAATGTAACTTTAAGATCTTTTAATCCAGTTACTTGTTGTTCAGCATATCTTTCTAACTTTTTAAGATTAAGCTGTTTCCTTAATTCTTCTGTTGTTGTTGAATATGGTTTTAATACATCTTTTAAAACATCACGCATATTATCTGTGGATACTGGTCTATATGTGAGTATAGTTAAAAGTACATTCTTCATATCTGCTAAATGTCTGGTGATAATATCCATTTTACTTAAAACAATTTTTTCATATGCTTGTTTAATCTTATTATTAGCTATAGTTAATGTTTTTATATTCATGAATAATGTATCAAAATAATAAGGTGTCATCATTATGGTTTTGTATAACTCAAAAGTAAGGGGCATTGGTTTCATTCTACCCTTAAATTCAATAGCTTCATAGCCAATAAAACCTCTAAGAAATTTAATGTTACCCAGTAACCTAACCAATGCCATTTCAGCAGCCTCTGCTGCTGTTTTAGAAGAGATAAGCTCTTGCATTCTTAGAATATTTTTTCTAAAGTTTTCTCCAAAAACACCCAAAAATCCACTTAATCTAAATGTTATCTTAGTAAAATTACTATCCAGTTGTTTTTGTAAGTCTATTTGATATTTGAAAACAGAATTAATTGTTGTATTTAAAGTATGCATCTCTTTATATAATGATTCTAATCTTACAACCAATGATACCTGTAATTTTTCCAATAAAGAGTGCGTTTTTCTATGCGCACTTTCAATTCTATTAGTCATTACAGCTAATGCATCCATTAATTTAGCAAATTGTTGATCACTATTAGCATAACCATTTGAAATAGTTGGAAGATTGGAAATTACAGATGCTTGATTTTGTTGTCTAGGTCTCTGAGATGCATTTGTCTGTAAATTAGCTACATCTCTTATAGACCCAGTTAAATTAAGTTTGATTTCCTCTTCATTGGGCATCTATGTTCTACCTCTTCCATAAAATTAGTAAAATACATAACATTAATATTAAATCTCTATGTGATTGTGTTATATTATCTACATTCAATGATTTCAGTATATCATCAGTCAATGATATATAATCATCTTTTTTATTTATTCTTTTCAACAACGTAAAGGGATCCATATCTCTAATCCTATCTATAGAATCATAATCAACTAAGAGTTTAGCTACTATACTCTTAAGTAACTCATGTATATCTGTATTGTTTTCCATATCAAATAATATGCTTTCTATTTCTAATTGCGTTAATTGTGTGATATTAGATAAATAAGATATTACCTGAGATGATGTAATAACTTCTGATAAATTTTGTACTATATCTTCTGCTTTCTCCATAACATCTGGAGTTTGTGTTGATATAGACATATTCTGATAGTATTTACTAGCTATTGCTTTTAACGATTGATTTAATTTATTTCGTATATCTATCAAGAATCTATAATAGTAATATGGGTTTATTTCTTTTACCATATCATCCTTATATTTATCTAATGTTTCATCAGCAATTTTTAAAACAAGCCCTGAAAAACCATATTTACCTGCTACTGATAATCCATGAAGGTTACTAAGAGTATATTTAAGAACTTCTGGATTACATGACTGAAAATACTTTTTCTTAAGATAACTTATTGTAAAACAAGCATACAATCTAGCAGTAGCATATGCATCATCTATTCTATTGTGTGCTAAGAATGCTAATATATATAAAACTAGGAGATTATATAATGGATTAGTTATAACATATCCCAAAGCTGGAGCATTTAACAAACTGCTTTGCTGTTTAAACTGTGCAGTTAAATATGATTTAAATTCTTCTTCAGTTATTCCTGCAGTTTGTAATAAAGTAGAATATATATTCTTACTAATTAAATAAAGACCACATGGTTGATCAATCGTGCTCATAGCTGTTGTTATATTTTTGCCTATATATTCAGCCATCTGTTCTACATTGGGCGACATTTTGGTTAAGATATCCAATAATTGTTTATCCAATTATTATCTCCCTCTTTAATCAATCATATTTGTCTCAATTTCAATTTTATCTTTAGAAAACCATATAAATTCAGGACAATACTTGTATACTATATCCCTATATGTGGATGGCATATTCTCAATGTCAAAATCATATACTATATCTTGAGTTGGTTCCAATATTTCACAAAATTCAACATCGTCAACAACATCATGAAGATATCTTGCCATCTCAGATCTATAAATATTACTATGAAAACCAGCCTTTAGAGTTAAGAATGTATATAATACATTTTTACATTCAGTTATAACTGAATTGATAGATAATCCACTCTTACGTTTGACATATATTCTTACTTTGATCTTTGGTGGTATTTCTATTGCAAATGTATCTGGATAAGTTATAACAGCTTTAGAATTATATAAATTAAGTTGCATATTATTAGAATAACCAGATGTTTTGACAAACTTTATATTAATATTATCAGTTAACATTTTATACTCACTTAATGCTGTTGAAAACTTTGCTAATTGATTCAATATTAATTCATCTATAACATCTTTCTTGGCATCATAATACTCCTGTTTTATAACTGGAACACCAAATGCATATTGCACTCCATCTGATGCTACTGCTATATTGCTATGACATATATTTGTTACTTCCTGTTTAAGTACAACTGATTGTTTATATGATGCAAAAAACTCACCTTTATAATATATATTAATATCAAATGTGATTAAACCAGGTTGTATTATATTTGTATTGATATTATCAGTTTCAAATACTGCCAATCCTTCAGGAGTATCCCCAACCAAATGAAGAGAATATGTTTGCTCTGCTATATTCAAATGTAAAGAGATATTCATGCTACTATTCTCTGGTAATTTACTTACATTACATATGAATTTATAAAACGTATTATCAGGTGTGCTTTTAATTTGAATAGAATTCAAACCAATATGCACCAATTCTATTTGAGGAGTATCACTCTCTTCAACAGCTGCACTTATTGTATTAGATATTATACGTTTTCCATTAGATAATATCTCTATATCACCAGAAAATTGATGTAAATTACCAAGTTCATATGTTATATCTATAGTCCAATGTAAATCACCAACAACAAAATCATCTAGTGGTATGTTATCTGTAATAAATGTAAATCTATCAATCTGAGCAGTATTTAAATGCATAGTATAATCTCTATTATTGATATGCAATGTTACTGATAATTTCGTAGTATCTATATTTGATGCCAAATTTAATATATCTACTGAAAACATACATTTATCTTCTAAGCCTGCTAAGTATTTAAAATCCAACGTATAAACATTAAACATAGCTGGAGTTGGTACATTAGAAGATGTAGCATTTGAAACAATATCTGTATCTATAGGTAATCCAGATTTAAATAATGTAATGCTGCCTCTGTAAGTATTATAAAAACTGGTTGCATATAGATCTTCCCAATAATTAGGATCAGCTAAAGATTTATTAACATTATTATCAGCAAGAGATATATAAGTTCTATTATTATAATTTACAACATCATTAATAGAATATACATAAGATGGATTATATATGCCTTTAAAGTTCCAATTTCTTTTTAGATCATCAAAGTATAAATACAGATACCACATCTGAACTCCTGTATTTATAATATATGATTCATAGTCTATATAATTGGAACTGAATATACATGTAGTATTATCATCATATACTTTAGTTAGTGTTAATGGAATTCGATAATTGTTTCCTATTTGAAATTCTGCATGAATCTTATCTGCAGTCATATCTGTAAGCTTATATACTTCAGCAGTAATAGACATTTGATGTGTATTTGGATATAAATATACAGATATTGTTCTTGCACCCATTAATATATCTTCATGCTCACTTTTAAATGCTAGGCTAGGTGATACTTTTAAATTATTCAGATTATAGAAATATCGTGCCAATGGTATATCATAATTATCATCATATTCTATTTTAAAAGGAGAGACATAAGAAATATTATCATACGTTAAAACAGAACCCTGTTCTATTACATTATTTATATTATCCATTTGAACAGGAATAGAAGCAGTTGGCATTGGAACTTTATCACTATCATATTTGACTATATAAAGAGTGATTTCATTGCCATAGACATCTCTTCTCTGTAATACAGGTAAAGCTATTAAATCTGTAATACCTGTTACTCCTTGAAACCCTTTATAATCCTTTTCAGTTACCAATCTTTTTGCTGCTGATATATTCTCTATAATATGTTTTTTTACTTCTTCCAATGTTTCACCATTGGAACCATTCATAATAGGTAATGGATTATAACTTATGACATTAACTATATCACCAGATATACCATCTATTACACGATCAGCCAATTGGGCTGTATTGGCTGCTATATTTCCTTCTGCACCAAGAGTGGAATATATAGTTATTAATGCTTGTGCTCCATTATGTGGAAGATATCCATGAATACCATTACCAAATCTGACAACTAGACTTCCTTCAGATTGATTCATCATTAGTTCATATACTTTATCTGATGATGATGCTATATAAATGGAGTTGATTGGTTTATATAATTCTCCACCAACATTAACTACTACATCATATATATAACCGTTAAATCCAGAGATTGGCTCATCATAAAACTTATATAATTGAGTATTTTCAAATGTAAAAGAATGTGTATATATTTCTAATTGTTGTATTTCTACATCAAAAACAAGACTTGGTTGTCCTGAACTAATTTCTATATTATATGTTACTGGAGTAACTATACCAGTAGCAATATCTTCCTTTATAATTTCTATAGTTGTTGAATCTTTTGTAACATAATAATTATGAATTACTTTATATGCTGCACTTTCTGAGGTAACATTAGAACCTGCTGGAATCTTAATTTTCATATCACCAGAAGCTAAGGGAATAACCACTTTCAATGTGCCTGAAGCTGGTACTACATTTTGGATTTTATAATCTAATTGTGCAGCAATATTATATACTGTAGATGGTAATGTTGCTCTTATTAAAAATGCTTCATTATAAGCTAATGCATTTTGAAATAACATATCTGAAGTCAGATATGTTAATGCTTGGATAAAGTACCCTAAAAAGCCAGATTCATACAAGTCTATATTTTTTAATTGAAAATATTCATCAGTTAAATCAACTAAACTCTTTTTAATATCATAAGGATCAAATGTTGGTAGATTTCTCGCATCTATAGCCAAATTAATGCACACCTCTTTATATAAATATTATAATACAAAAATATATTTGGAGAAGAAGTATTCTTGTTTCTCCTTCAAATAAGAATGGATATTGAGAATACTTCTTCTCCTGATACAGTTAATCAAAAAGATTAAAACCTATATTAACTTATATACCACCAGTTGCCTCCTCATACATCGCATCAATAGCAGTAATAGAAGCAGCCACTGTGCTTTGAACCAAACTCTGTGCAGTATATATTGCCTGTTCACCAGTATACATCATATCAAAGCTAAATTCAATCTCTGGTTCCACTTTTTCTTGAGTAGTTCTATCACTAGAGAAAGAATCAGTTGGTATCTTAAGAGGATATACTCCAGTAAAGGCAGCAGCATATTGAACTGTCCTAGCGTCTGGTAGAGTTGTAGCATAAATACATTTACCTTTATAATCCACCTGTGAAGCTGAACCTATAGATGGATCAGCTATACCATATATTACATTTCTAAATATGGTTACCCATTTACCCATTATTTGGGTTATAGGTAGTCCAGCAAATTCAACAAATCTCACTGTAAATCTCTTGTTATCATATTCAACAGTACCTGGTACTGACCAAGACATATTGTTTGTACCATTGTATTCAATTGGATTAACAGTAATTCCTGGTACAGTAACTGATTGACATACAGTAGTTAGAAATTTACCAACTTCTGCTGACAATGCAGATGGCAGTTTAGTAAAAAATAGAAAATGATAACCTGTTTGATAGGGATCTATTGCTGTTGCATGATCACCAAACATACCCCTCAACTGATCAGGCCATCTATATTTATCAAATGATCCCATTACAAAAGGATTTGGCATTAGTTATTACCTCCTAAGTATTCTTTTTTCTAAGAATGTTATTTCTTATTTTCCTCTGCTTGTGTTCCTTTAAATACATCTCTTCCAACAAAGATATCAATTAAAATATTCCACAATGCTTTAAAAAATTGAATTTGAGCATAAATTAATACTGGTATACTTGCTTTTACTACTAAAGGCTGACCAAGCGTTACTCCAAGTGAAAACAGAACATTTGCAGTTACAGCTGCAAAAAAGTTTTTAACTACACTTAAAGCTGTTTTTTTAGTTGATTGGAATAATGTTGGTATCCTCTTTTTGAGACTATTATAATGTTTGTCAATTTTAGATAAATTTTTGACTAATAAGTTAGAACTAATAAAACCTACAGCAACATTAAATGCAAATTTATTTAATCTCTTATCATTAGCATAAACTGGATTCTTTTTTGCTTCTGTTAAAACATGAGTATATAACATTTTTGCATAGCTTAGTATTGCATTTAAGATAGATTCAGCTGGCTTCTGATCTTCAGGTAAAGTATCAACTAACATCTGAAAAGCAATTTCTACACTATCTTCAGTAGGTGGTAAAGAATTGATTTGTTTTACTAATGAGTCTGCCTCTGGACTCTTAGTCTTTTTGAGGATATTATTAAGTTGCTTTAAAGCCTTTGCTGTAGAAGGTTTAGCTTCAATTACTCTACTTTCTTCTGTCTCAATAGGCTCTAAAGAATTTAATAAATCTGAAAATGTTAATGCCAAGAATGTGATTCTTTGCACCTCATGATCATAGAATACAACAGTTGGATTTTTATCTTTCTTATTCTTGTACAGGAAACAAAAATAATTGCCACACCCGTCACTGCCAAATGGGAATAGAAGACCGTTGCTTTCTTTTTCAAATAATCGATAATAAATTAAAACGAAATCTTCATCCTCTTTATTTAGACTATGTAAATGATCAATTTCAGTTTCGATATCAGGCAGTCCAGAGGGGATAGGTGTTCCTCCATTATGTTGTAATACACAGACAACGTAGTCTTCTGGCAACATCAAACCAGTTTCTTTCTCTACAAATAGCACATCATCCTTCGTTATAGGACTACTAAGATTTATCCACTTCAATGGTTTGGCTTCAATTACTCTACTTTCTTCTGTCTCAATAGGCTCACTTGTATTGGCCATACCTTCAATCATACTATATTGTGCAGCATATATACTGAAAGCAGCATGCATTAATGCTGGAATTGCTGTGAATACTGTTTCTGTTTTACCCAATACAGCAGCAGCTGAAAGAGTTAAATCTGTAATTTGTTTTCCAACAATAATATCTAATACTTTCTCAGCATCTTCTTCAGAATCAAACAGATTAGGTATCTGCTTAGCCATAAATTGATAACGTTTTTCAACATCTTTTGCATCACCAGCAAAGAGATTTGAGCACGCAAATCCAAGTGCCATAAATAGTGCTAGTTTATCAATACTTTCATTATCTGATGCTTCATTTTCACTTTTTACAAGATCAAAAAGTTTTTCACATTTCGACAATATAGCATCTAATATCTCCTGAGCGGGTGCTTTATCTTCAGGTAGATTATCAAGCAACATATTAATACCTATATTAATATTGCTTTTAGTTGGTTTTAAAGAATCCAAACGTTTAAATAAAGTAGCTCCTTCAGAACTCTTTGTTTTGGATATAATTTTATTAATATTCTTTAGTAGATTACTTTCAGCTTCTTCTACTAACTTATGTGCTTCCCTTATTCTTACAAATTTAGATGTTTGACTCATTTTATAATTCTTCCTCCTTTAATGTGTTTAATATGCTCTATTATTTGTTAGGTTTGATAATTAGATGTTTATATTGATCTTAAAACCTCCTTTTTCAAGATTCTATATTTGAACCTCTCCACCTTACGCTTCGCTTAGAAGGTGGAGATTCTCGCTTCATCAGCCTCGCAACCTACTACCTCCACGAGCCTCACATCGGGTCGTTCCAACCCTAGTTTATATTAAGCCGTTAAGCCTAATTCTTTTAATCCTTGATTGAGTATGTTTATTGCAGCATTGTTGTCTCTATCGTGCTTAGTACCACAATTATCACATACCCATTTTCTTACATTTAAATCTTTTATATCTACATTTTTATACCCACAAACATTGCATGTTTGACTTGAAGCATAAAACCTATTAATTTTATGATATGTTCTACCGTACCAATTAGCTTTATACTCAATCATCCTACAAAATTCAGACCAAGAAACATCATTTATTGCTTTTGCTAATCTATGATTCTGAACCATACCTTTTACATTTAAGTCTTCACTTATAATCAGTTGGTTTTCCTTGATTATTCGTGAAGATAGCTTATGTAAAAAGTCGGTTCTTATATTTCTTATTTTTTCATGTAACTTAGCAATCTTCTTAGAATGTTTCTTATATCTGTTACTGCCTATCTTTTTTCTTGATAATTGACGTTGAAGTTTGATAAGTTTCTTTTCGTATTGTTTTAGTATTTTAGGATTATTAACTACTTCACCATCTGATGTAATTAAATAATCTTTAACCCCCAAATCAAATCCTATAGCATTATTCTTCTTTGGTAATTCTTGTATTTCTTCTTCAACTAATACTGATACGAAATATTTATCAGTATTAGTTTTAGATACAGTACAAGAAATTATTTTACCATTAAACTTCTACTATTAGCAAATTTAACTAACCCAAGTTTAGGTAACTTTATTTTATTACCTTTGATTTCAATGTTGTTATTTACGTTTTGTGTTCTATATGACTGTTTAGGATTCTTTTTAGTTTTAAACTTCGGAAATCCTACTTTTTTTTCACCATTTTTTATACGTCTAAAAAAGTTTTGATAAGCAGCATCTAAATCCTTCAATGTTTGCTGTAGGGAAATACTATCAACTTCTTTGAGCCATTCATATTGATTTTTAAGATTTTTTAAATCATTAGCACAAGCATTATAATTTATAGACTTTTGCTCTGTTTTATATAATTCAATCTTTTTATTGAGATAATAGTTATATACAAATCTACAACAACCTATAGTTTTATTAATTAACTCTTGTTGCTTTTTGTTAGGGTATAATCTATATTTATAGGCTCTTAATATTATTTTCAAGTATTTCACCTACCTTTCTAATTTTATTTTAATATTATATTTATATTTTGTCGAGCCCCAATTCATCTCCCACCTAAAGAGGTGGGAGTCTTCTTGCTTATTTTAGATAAAAAGAACATTATTTATTCTTCTTCTATTTTCTATTGGTGGTTGTTTACTACCCATAACAATAGAACTCATCTGTGCAGACCATTGCATTATATCATGAGTATGTGTGAGTATATTTGGTTTCTTTGTATTTAATAAAGCTTTCCATATATATACTTCTGTATCCTGACCAATTCTATGTATCCTATCAACAGCTTGCTGAAAATCAGCATCCCTATAAGGTAAATCTAAAAATATGGCTTGATTAGCCTCAATTAAGGTAACACCAGTTGATAGCTTCTTTAATGATGCTATAAGTACATCTATATCATCATATAATCTAAATTGCTTTAAAACTTCATCACTATCTTTAGTATCTCCAGTTACTACTACATGTTTAACACCCTTAGCATTTAATAAATTTGAAGTATTAGAGATAGTATCTTTAAATGTAGACCAAATAATGGTTTTCTTTTCTGCTTTATTAATAAGAGCAATTATAACATCTAAGTTTTCAGACACCATATCATTTATAGCTTGAATCTTACGTTTTGTATATATTTGACCCATTGCTTCTCCTAATGCTTTCATAATAGCATTAGTGATAGATACTTTTGTTTGTCTTAATAAATCTCTAAGACGTTTATCATGTGTATTCAACCAATTAAAACATACATTGTAGATGAAATTAAATCTATTTATATCATCTATCTTCTTAATATCATAATTACGTATCATCTTCTTCATAAACTTAGCTTCTTTACGAGTTATAACATTATTATTCTCACAATATTCTATTACTATATCAAAATCTTTTATATATTTATCAGTATTCTTAACAAGTTCATTAAAACGTTTCTCCATGTAATCATGCATATCTTTTACAATATTATCTATTAAATATTTTTCAGGATTTTTTATCTTTAGCCATAGATTAGCTATGTGCTTTTCTGGTAAATTTAGAACTTCTGATTTCAGCTTTCTGTCCATCATTATACTTAATCTATATTGCAAAATGTCATATGCAAATTCTCTATATTTCTTATATACGTTCATAAAAAGTCTCATAGCTTCTTTATCAAATAATGGATCCAATAAAGCTATTATTGGGATAAGCTCTGAAGCCAATGCTTTTATTGGTGTGCCTGATAATGCCATAATATCATTTATATGTTTTGCATTTCTTAATGCTAAGATATCACCAGCACGTTTAGTATCCATATATCTAATATTATGAGATTCATCAATAATCATAGTAATATTTCCATCCAGTAAATAATCTGCAGCTTTGTTTACTCTCTCATAATTACTTATTACATAATCATAATCTGTGGAAACTGGATCTTCATCTACATATGCAATTTTGTATTTGGTTTTAAATACCTTACCAATTTCTTTTCTCCACACATCAACTACTGACTTAGGGCATATTATAAATACCTGTTTATTATCTATTACTTTAGCAGTAGCCAGAGCAGTAAATGTTTTACCAAGACCTTGTTCAAAAGCTAATATAGCTCCTCTTAAGTTAAGTTTGACTTTAGATTCAAAATAACTCTCAATAAATTCTTTCTGATATGGTTTTAATTCCCAGTTTAAATCATCAAGTTTAGAATAATCTATTGGAGGAATTGATTTGGTAACACTTATCAACCAAGTATTATTTATTAATTGCTGAGCAATATTTATATAATTACGTTTTCTAAACTTATTTGCTAATTGCTCAAAAAGGTAATATACTTCTGGTGCAAAGAACTTATGAAATTGAAGAATGGCTCTGTGTTTAAACCATCTAGTCTTAATATGACCAAATAGGCCTATTTCATCCATTATGTTGGTTCCATATAATCTAACCATGTGCTTCATAAACATTTTATAATGTATATTATATACGTAGATGTATTTTTCATCTTCAGTTACATGGACAGCCACATTAATAATCCTCCAATCTTAATAATATATGTCATTAAATAGTTGATTACCTATACTACGTTAGATGGTGGTAGATTTAAAGAATCTTTAAGTAATATCACAATCATTCCTATCAATATTTTTGCACAATCATTAGGTAACATTACTTTAAATACTTTCTTAGCAACTTCTAATGCTACTATTGTAAAAGCAACTTCAGCAGATTTGAACATTGCAAATCTATCTTTGTATTTATTACATACACCAGCTATCTCACTTGCAGTACGCATATGAATACCTAATACTGCTATTATATTAGCTAATAACCATTTACTATTTTTATCTACATCTGTTATTGAATTAAAAAGATTATAAGCCTCTTGTACTGCTATATCAGTGTTCTCCCTATTAATAAACATATCAGCATCAGGAATTAATGATTCTATATATGCCAGATTATCTTTCATAGCATCTACTGTTTTATCAGAAGAGGAGACCTTTTCATATATCTGTTTTACAATATTAACTTCTTTTTCATCAACAGATGCAATTACATTAATGATAGATTGAATGATATTTTCAGTCAATCGTTTACTTTCAGTCACTCTTTTATTTTCTTCTGTAACTGTGATAAATGTTCCATCGTGTTCTTTACAGTGTGCTTTAGCTTCATTTTGATCCCATTCATCTTTCTTATATCTATATGATTGCTCACTAGTTGAAGTTGAACCTTTCTTTTTACCTAATACTACATAATAGGTCTTTCCTTCATGCTCCCTAGACATACGTTTAAAAGATTTATCATCAAATAAGTCAGCATCTTCTAATGTACAAATATATTCTGTCTTTGCCATTTCAATTACCTCCATATTATCAATCTTTTAATTAAATAATATTCATTGATTTAGATAAGAGGAGAGAGATTAATAGAATCTCTCTCCTCATCTAATGGAACTATTGGACAGTAAGAGTAATACTAATAACTTCTATTGCGCCAGTTATTTGTAGATTAATCTGTACTTGGCATCTGTTAAGCTTTTTATCATAATCATTTGCAAATACATTGACTTTAAACCATTCAAGTGCTCTCTTGGATCTTAGTTCACCAAGGAATGCAGTCACGTTACCTTTAATCAATTCCCAAGTATATTCATCATTTAGATCAAAGATATAATACTTTAAATTCCATTCAAGCACTCTCTTAATATACAATAATGTCAAAACAACGTGAATATTCTGTAAAGCACTTGGTCTAGATTGAGTAGTCCAGTTACCCCATATACAATCTCCACCATTGGACCATCTCATTATTGGATTAAGTTGATTTAACTTAAACTGATCTTTATATCCACCAACCAACTTATACCTTATATCTTTGATACCATCAACAACGCCCCTGGTCAATCCAGCAGTTGGCCACCATAAATCATAATCTCTATCTGTTTTAGCAAATGCTTTAGCAACATGATATATTGGAGAAAACCAATAATATTTACCAGTATATGCATCATATACTTTAGTATACATTTCAAATAATGCTGCTCTATAGTTGTTATAATTATGATCAGTTGTTCTAGTTTGGATAGCTGCAGCAGGAGAAGGATTATCTCCATTATCCAAGAATGCAAAACAATCTGTTCTTATATCACACAGATCTACAATGGCATCTTTTACTGCAGTTGGATATCCAGCATCAAATACTACTGAAAACATTAAACACTCAGGATCAGTCAATTCATCATTTAGATTGCCAGTAAAAGGATTTGTAAGTGTACCAGTGTATCCTCTTACCAGAAGCTGAGTGGCAACAGTCCAATCAAGAAATCCAGTAGTTGCATTAAAGAGGTTACCATCGTCACCATTTTTTAAATTAAGAAAAGTTGTAAAGGGAACAGACCAATCTTTAGTAGTGTCTATATTATCAGATACTTTAACTCTCAATAATTGAGAATATTTATCTAAAACATATTCTACAAATAGACTTTCATTAGTATAATCTACAGCATCTTTGTCAAAGGAAATTAAGAATGATTCTGCTATAACATATTCTCCTTCAGATGTCTTCTGATAAATATCTATATTGTAGCAACTAAACAGACCAGCATATTCTGAAGATGGTGTTAATTTGATAGCAACATCATTGTACCAAGATCCTCTTCCTACTGGATAAAATATTGCATCAGCATTACCATCAGTAATTTTTGTTAATATAGCAGCTACTGAAGCTATATTCGTTAAAAATACTGTGCTAACGCTATCAGTACCAACATTATATTTTAATCCCAAATTAGCAAATCCAGCAGTTTCTGGTAATACTCTCATTACATAAAGATTACCAAGAATGCTTAAATACTGTTTTGCTACATACCAACCTTGTCCATATTTGGCAGGATTACCTACACCATAGGTATTAATTAGATCCTGTACTGAAGTGGTCATCCTAGGTACATTATCTGGTCCTTTTTCTGAAAATAAACAAATAAATCCAATAGTACCTGGAAGTGGCTGCATAGTGAAAGATTCATCGACTATTGTAGTATAAACTCCTGGAAAAATATTTGTTGCCATATTACATTCCTCCCAATAAAATTTTGTTTTTATTACTAAACTTAATATTACAAATAAAATAAAAGAATATTATGACAAAAAAGATATCCCACGTGCACATATTGTTTGAATATTTGGATCAGCTAATAATTTAGCATTTATAGATAAAGCATAGATATATTGTGCCATAGGCTCACTTGTTACAAAAAGCTCTCTAAATATGGGCACAGGATATCTAAAATCTACCACTTTAACTGTACTTATAAGGGAATATGATGTATCTAAAGATTTAATAGATAATACTTTAAATTCATATCTATCAAGAAATTCCTGATTAAAGATCTTTAATCTGTGATTTTGATTTCTTACACATATAATAAACTCTTTAATAAATGTATCAAACCATTCTTTATATGAGTCCAAACTTGGTTGATCTATATCACGTTGATTCAGATATTCTAAAGTATCTTTATATATTTCATTAAATAAATAGATAACTGTATTGATTGTATTCTTATTTATTTTTGACATGCCTTGAAGCATAGGTATTTCAAAATACTCAAGAATGATATTGAGATATCTTTTATACCATAATGATGCCAACATTTTAGACATTGTAGATAATTGGGTAAATTCATAAAGTAATTTAAAAAAGAAATTCTTATAAAATGTATCATTTGATTCATAATTAATGAGAGAACCACGTTGATGGGCATTATATGCATGGATACCACTATATAATATTGTGGCAAGGACTTTTCCAATGTTTTCTCCCATCATTCTTTTAAGTATATCTTTCTCATTTTTTAATAATATATTTTTAGCAAGAAAGTTTTTAACACTTGTAGATATATTATCTATTGCTGTAAGTATAAAAGATTCGTCATAATATATTTTGTTTGTTCTCCAATCAAATATAACTCCATTAGGTGCTCTATTGCCTCTTGGATATATTCCTCCTGAATCCATTTGGCCTATAATAACTGTACTTAAAGGAGATTCTATTAATTTGTTTTCTTCAAGTTTGAGAATAAAATTTCTAAATGTTTCTGGCGTCATTTACTTTGATCTCCTTATGATCTCATATAGTTATATTACTGAATATTGATGATAAGATAGGATATATCTCATTTACATAATATGCAAAATCTATTCTATTATGCATATCATTATATGATGATAGATCAATATCATCGCTGTTGATTATAGCTGTCATATTCTTTAGCTTTAATTTTATACTTGAGCCATCTGTAGTTTTATAAGCAAAATCTAATAATGAATCAGTATTATTGAATAAGAATGTATCAATAATATAATCCATATCACGTTCAGATGTAGCTAAACACAATCTGGATATTAGACTATAGAATATATTGGGGCTTAAAGAATCAAATCCTTTAAATGTAACCTGATTATTTTTGTTTATTACACCAATCATATACTTTTGTTTAAAGAGTACCCATTTATAAACAGTTGTTGATATTTGACCATATATATCATAGATATCATTTAATATCCTCATTTTATATGGTTTTATATATGCTCCATCTACTTCACTTTTAATGATGTCCCCAATACGTTCAGCAACATACAATACATCATCATAAACCATATATCTTAGTTTATATAATGTATCAATACCCATACAATGAATAATAATGTTTGTTAGAAAATAATTATATAAAAATTTCTTTGCTCTTTTGGGAAGATAACTTGAGGATGCTAAAATAGTACACATCTTAGTATAAAGAGCTAATGCATCTGCATCTAATACTTGTTCAGCATACGTTGTAAATGCTCTTTGCATATCTATCTTTATAATATTAGATGTAAATAATTCTTGTTTTGGATATATGTACTTTATAATAAATTCATCATTAGGTTTAGATGGTGTTGTTCTTTTAGAATATGGTTTTAATTCTTTCCAAAATAAATTAATTATATTATTATAATTGGTTAAAATATTATTTAATACATCATATGAAACAATCCAATCATAATAATGCTTTACATCATAAAGCAAAGTCTTTTCACAAACAATATATTTCATACCACATATATCTTTTAAAAAATGATAAAGGTTATACAATAATAATCATCTCCCTTACTCTTTAAACAATATATCTGGCAATATCATCTTCTTCATCATTATTGTTCATAGATTTGTTCTTGTTGCCTTTTAATAAATTATACTCAACTATAGATCTAACTAAGTCTGATTTAGTATCAGACAAAATAAAGAAATCATCATTATTAATTTGTATATTTGAGCTTCCAGCTACACTTACAGTATCAAATATATCTACACCACTGTTCTCAAAGTCTAGTATATCAAAATACTTTGTCAAGTTCAAATGATTTGTTACCAAGAAACACATTCCTATAGCAAATACTAAATCATCATTTGGCTCTCCTTCTATTCGTCCTGATGATTTTCTGATAAGTGATGTTGCCTGTAATCTTAGGTTCTTAGATTTAACAAGATTATCATGTCTTGTAAATAATTCATATATCTGTTCCATTAATAAGGGTCTAGTAACTGCTGACATAGTTATACCATATTTATCTTTATTTCTGCTCAATTCATCTCGTATTATATATTTTTCATATTTTACTTTTAGCATTTCTATTGTTTGATTTCCAACAGCATTGGATTCTATTACTAATAATTTATTTTTTAATTTATCTACTATAGCTGGAATATATTGTTCACAGAATTTAATAACTTGACATTTGAACATACCTTCAGCTACTTGTTCTCCAGTATCATAATTAATAACTTCTACAGCAGAATAATCTGTACCATTGGATGTAGCAGTATCTATACCTATTATATATCTCTTATTATCATCTGGTTCTTCAAACCAGTAAATGTATCCATCTGGCAATGTTGTAGTTGATATTGGTGGATAGGAAAGTGATTCATCTTGTAATCTTTTAATAATATCATCAGGAAATATAGAATCTGAGCTACCTAAAAATAACAGTTCATATTCCTGATTCATTGTTTTCTCATCATAGTTATTTAAAGCTTTTTGCTTTTCATACCAATCATTATCATATACTGGTATCTCAGACCAATGGATTTTAACTGGAATATATGCTGATCTCTCTGGATCAGTAATACTTTCCATCCACATCTTATAAAACTTTTCACCTTTACCAGTTCTTCCATTTGGAGTAGAAGATAAAACTACACCATAAGGTATGTTATTTTCTCTAGCTACTTTAAACGTATATCCAGCTGCATTTAAAATAGCCTTTAAATGGTCCTCCAAATGTATAAATGCAGCCTCATCTATCCATATAAATGTAGGTCTCAAACCTCTACCTTTAGATGAGTTAATATCTCTAGTCTTATTACTTGCTTGTAAAATCAAAGATGAACCATTTGACAATTTAAACTCTTCAGCTTTATTAATAGTATAAGATGGCCTCATCCAATCAGGCAATCTATTTATGATATCTTTAACTTCTTGTAAAGTTTCTCTACCCTGCTTTAGATCTCTTGTCATAAAGAGCACATCATAATTATCATTAAATATCATTAAATATGCTATAACAGCTTCATTCATTACAGTTTTACCACATTGTCTCGATGCAAGCAAAAGAATACCATCTTTTTCTTTTTTAGTCCAAATTTCTTTTAGAGCGTTGATATATTTCATCTGACTGGGATATAGATTCAAATTGACTGTTGTACCCAATCCAGGAACAGGTATCAATACATAATTTTTAAAGAAGTATGTTATATCATATAAGCATTTAAAAAATTCTTTAGCTTGCTCTTCAGCTTTCATACTGATTCTTCCTTTACCTATCCAACATATGAATCATGAGTAGATACTGCATTTAACATTACATTTATAGCACCTTGTGCATTTTTGACCTTAGTTCGTTTGATATTAAATTGAATACCTGATATAAAAAACGTTATTTCACTTCCTATTTTATAGTTTATATGCTTATATTTCAATACAACTTTTCTGCCTATATACCAATGTGGAAATCTAAAAGGTTGGGAAATACGAACAGATATAGGTTTAACTGTATTCAATATTATAGAAGCTATACTTTCTCTTAAAGAATATTCATTACTCTGATCTAGGTATATTTTAGTATTTGGTTGTACTATTTTGTCCAAATAATTTTCAAACGAATCAACACTATCTACAAACTTCATAGAACGTATTAAACTCATTACATCTATTTCACTTTCTTTATACAAACCAGTATCACTTTTTTTGCATAGTGTTATTTTCTTTGGAATGAGTGCAGCAATACTATTAAATGAATTTGTTAATGAAGGAAGATTTGGCAAAAAATACTGTCCATCATCTATCCTTATTTTATCTTGATCTTCTTGTGGTAAATCACCATATAATTCCAGAGCTTTATCTGATGTTGCTTCGTTTAAGGATTTAATATATGCTACATTATCATGTAAATTAGTATAAATAATAGGGGGAATATTGAACATTCCATATCGTTGAGATATATATGCTAAATTGACAAAGAACTTATTATTTGGTATCCATATCTGTTCATATTTCTCAGAATTATCTAATTTGGATACATTTAATCTTAATTTTCCATGATTTGTTTTTGACCATAGACTATTAATAACATCTATAACTTTAACATTCTCATAAAGACCACCAACAACAGTATTAACACCAGTATATGCGTCTTTAGCAACATATTCATGCCTAACATTTATTACATCTGGTCTGGAAGATAAATCTGCTTCTCTATGTATATCAATCACAGCTTGACCAAAACTCAACCATTCACTATCTATTAAAGTTCTTTCTGTTTCACCCATATTCTTTTCAACAATAATAACGTGGACAGTATAAGGCATAAGGAGTAAATTTCTATATCTATTATCAATTCTAAAGTTCATTTTCATACGTGGCACTAATTTATGATTCTGCATGATAAATGCAACTTCAAGAATCTCTTCTTGCAAAACAAGAGAAGTCTTAGTAAATTTAAACTCTGCTTTTATATCAAATGCACTTTGTTTAACATCTGCATCAGGCATATTATATCATCTCTATCTCTTTATTGTTTGATTGTTGTAATAATGATTTCAACTGTGTTAGTATAGCATTCTTAGCAACCCTAATCGCACTTGGATTGATGCTTCCTATTCTAGTATAGAATATATCAGAAGCGATATTAACTGTATTCATCATAGCAACTAATTCAAAACCAGATGATACACATATAGTACATGTTGCACCAAACATACGTGTAATTCTATTTCTGAAATCATCAACTGTAATATTTGGCATTATATTATATTCAGTTAATATTCTAAATATATCGTTCCAACTTGAAACTTTATCACTTGGTAACTTATCTGTTTTAATATTGAATCTAATCTTAGAGTTCTTTTCTTTGGAGAAAAATCTTCTCAACGCACCAAACGCAATAGCTTTATCATTACCCTGAAAATCAAAATAATGTGAACATATTAACCTAGCTATAAGATAAAAAACAGTACCAAGTTCCTGATCTGAGGTCTTTAAAATATCAAAATCTCTTATATAACATCTCATTAAAAGAGAATAACAGAATGCGCATGCTGCAAAATACAATGAATTTAATACTGTTTCATTATCAATATCATATAATATTAACTTTGTTAAACCATATGATATACACGATGCAAAATTGTTATAATCTTGGACTATAATTTTATTTTTAGTCATATCTAAACGAGCAGAGCACACATCTATATTCAATACAATACCTTTAGATGTTGCATCTGTTACGTATATCATTGCTGGTAATAAGCTAATTGCTTGAGGAAAAACAGATAATGATATATTGTTCAGAGTTAATTGCTTGATATATTCAGCATATGATGCTGAAAGTGCACTGGCTAATATATTATTAACTCTATCAATACCATCAAAGGGTCTATGTGGTTCTTCTAAATTAATTCTCCTATCTGGTGGGTTTCTCAATATTGGTATAGTTATATTAAATATATCAGATGGTGTATTAGTCAATCCTTTAAACATAATTATTCCACCTTTTAATTTTACTTCTTAATATATTTGTCTAATATATAAACATATTGTGTGAGTTTGTCCAAACCAATTTCTTCTACTAACTTCTTAAATGCAGGCGTATTCTGAATATCTGTATAGTCAAAATTGGGAATTTTAATATTAAGCCAATTATCTATAGATGTTTCTGGATCTTTACCATTCTTTATGTATTCTTCATATATTTCTATAAACTCTTCAGGTGATGTTATCTCCTTAGCAGTATATGAATTAGATTGCTTTTTAGATATTAATATATCCTTTATTTGTTCATTCGATAATAACTTAATGTTAGGATAATAATCAGATCTGAAGTTAGCATTAGTAGTTATTTTATTAAGTAAAAGAACTAAAATAAAGAAAGTAGTATTGTTATATTCATCATATGCTAATACTGGTGATTTATAATCCATATCAGGAGACATATTATATTGTTCTGTAGTCTCTACCACTTGATCTATCTTATCCAATAAAAAAGAAATAGATATATCTGGAACATTCAAATATGTTAGAGAATCTCCAACATATACATATTTGTATTCTTCGACTGATTTACCAGTTGCCTCTATAGTTAATGTTTCTATAACCTTACCAATTCTGAAATCACTTTCTTCTTTAACATGCTCTCTTATATCAGGAGATGTCCACATATACAATCATTCCTTAGGATGGTATAAACATAACTCTAACTTGATTGGCTGATTTATTAATATTAATAATTCTTCCAACTATTTGATCAGCATATTGTTTTCGTTCTGTTTTACTAATAACTTTCCCATAACCATTGTCATCAGGTATAATATAATCTCCAATTTGAGCATCTTCAACATTTACTACATCTACCCATACATATCCAGCAGAACATATTGGAAGTTTTTTACCAGATTTAATTTCTTCTTCACTACCACCAGCTAAATAAGCATAAGAATCTGAAACTATACCAATTACAGATGAAGATCCTTTACTGGCTAATGCTACAGTATCATTGTCTACTATTGCTACTATTTTATTTTTTGCAGTTTCATATGAGAGACCATCTTCAGGTATCAAACAATCAGCAAAGTCATTATATACTGCATTATACACTCTTGTAGCATAAAAATATCCATCTAAATTCAATCTATAAGCTGCTGTTGGTGCTGTAGATCCTGCATATAAATAACCTTCAGCTTTAGTGGTACCTGATATCTTCAGAGTACCAGTCATTACATCTCCAGCTTTTTTAACATAAGTATTGGTAGCTTCTGTTTTTGTAGCAAAGGTATTATTAGCATATGTTCTAAGACCAGTGATTTCATTATCAACATATCGTTTTGTAGCAGCATGCAATAAATTAGTTGGATCTGCATGGAGAGTAAGATAACCAGTCATAGAATCTCCAGCTTTTTTAACATAAGTTCCAGTTGCTTGGTTTTGTGTAACAAAATTGGTATCAACATAATTTTTTAAATTATTTATACTGGTATCAACAAAACCCTTTGTAGCTGCATGCATTGTATTAACTGGATGATCATATAATGTTAAAAATCCAGTCATTGTAGTACCAAGCTTAGGCACATAATCAGCAACCAATCTATTATCTATTTCTTGAGCAGCATAGTCTACATACCCTTTAGTAGCTGCTTGTCTACTACCCAAGGGATCTCTAACAGTTGATGGGTGTACACTTAAAGTTAATACACCAGTCATAGTGTCTCCAGATTTCTTAACAAACCTATCATCATGTTGAGAATCATGATTGGCTATTACTGTATCCACATATTCCTTATTCGCTGCTTGATTTGGTTCAGTTGGAGTAACAACATAGATTATTGTATCTTCATCAATAACACCACCATATATAGGCGTAAAGCTTCCAGTTAACCATTTGGGAAGATAAGCTGGGTCTGCTCTTAAATCTTTAAAATTATCCTCATTAGCAATCCAAGTATTAAATGCTGATTCACTTGGTAAAGTTAACCAGTTACCAGTTTTAAGATAAAATAATTTTAAATGTTTCGTTTCATTATATGTTTCTATTGGAATAGTCTTAATGGAAGCAACTGCTAGTGGTTGTATTTTTCTATATTCATATTCAACAACTATAAAATATTCTTTTTGATTTATTGGGCCTGCATTAGGATCTAATACTACTATGGTAGATGGTTGTTTAAATTCAATACATACATAGTTCATAACTACAATACCATTGGTCAACTGCATAACTATCTTCTGTTGTGCTGAATCATATATAAACGTATAATCTAATCCATCGATGTATATATTCTGTCTTCCAAGTATTTTTAATAATTTATTATGATTATCAGAAAATACTGGTGAAAATGGATCTATATTTCTTTCCTGAATAGCATCCCATTGAGTTGTAAGCACATAAGCCATTAATAATAACCTCCTCTATTTAAAACACAAAAAACCATTCAATAATTATCTTATCCATATTAGATTTAGGGATAGAAGGAAATGTTACGTGAGATAACATGACAAAATCAGTCTCATTGTGATCTTCTGATGGGGCAGCATATAATCCAGCTTCATTTATGTACGTATCTATACAATCAGTATAGTCAATAGTCATAGAAAATTTAGCAGTAAGATATGCAGAATATGATATGCTATCTATTAATTTCTTAGTTTTAGTTGGATCATATAATGGTCCACCTAAATCATTAAAGGGTAGTATATTATAAACCTCAGCATCATCATCAGTTGGCCAAGTTGGCTGAAAGGGTGCATCTATTGTGGCTGCGCCATTACCTACAGAAAACCATCGTGGAACCCATTCGTTCTTAGCATTTGTACTACTATAAGGCAAATCAAACAGTCGTTGCATGATATAATTTCTACCAGTTAGTACAATTTTGTTATTCTTATCAACTATAATATCGTTGTTTTTATAGATCTTTACTCTACCCTCAAATGAATATTTGTCCTTATATTTAATATTATCATATAACTTAAGATACTTATCCATATTATATTCATTTCCTCCTTTATTTATACGCTCAATTCATATGATATATTTGTTGGATAAGGATATATCATATGTTTTATTCTCATATTAAACGTTATATTATTAAAACTTTTTCCACGTGGTATATATACAACAGGTATAATCCAACCAACATTATAAGGTAAATATGTTATATTAGCAATATCATCATATGTCATAAACTCAGACATATCTAATACATCTGTAGGTCTAAGTTCTCTTGGATATGGATCTATAAATTGTGCTGAACCTATATCATATATATATGGTAATTTTTTCTTATACCAACCCACATTTTGTTTATAACACCAACAATTGCTTAATAATTCATTATGTCTATTATGGTGATGTATTATATTCTGTTCTGCATCAAAATTAAATGCAAATCTCACTTCTGGATCACACAATGCAGATATTTCTACATCAACAACACCATGTAATATTTTATATTTAGTTCGTCCTACTAAAATAACATCCCTATTCCAAGTATTAACAACAGTACCAGATATATGATCCCATGTTAAATGTTCCAAATTTTGACGTAATTTATCTATTGTGTTCATTGTGGGTATATAAAATTTCCATGTAGAAGGAAAATGTCCACTATATGCTTTAGTATATATTTCTTCTTTAAATACTTTGGTTTCTTCATCTATTATTTCATCTTGTGTGTTAACCAACAAGGAATAATCAAAAACATTAACTACAGCGTCGTCATCGTCTAAATTTGGTACATATCTTATATAATCAATAGCAGAGTGATATATAATTCTCTTTATATAATCTCTTATTTTGACGATGACATCATATAAACTATCATCTTTAGTATCATCATAATCATATAATCTGTGCATTACACCAGTAACAATCTGTTTAGTTATTATTCTAGATATATAGTCTGATGTTGTTACAGATTCATCTATATCACCATCTATTCGTAGTATGGGTGCAGTTTGTAAATTATAAGCATGATATGGTTTTACAAAGTCAACAATTATTTTCATATATATCTTGTACAAATAAGAGAAAATAGCATATATACGCAATGGAAACATCTTCTTTGTAAAACCATATAATATCTGTTCTAATACAGCTAAAAAAGATAAATAGAATCTATTTCCATCAAGCAATGCTTTATTAAATAAGTTTAAATCGTCATCAATTGGTGTGTATTGACTATCAAAGAATTTAGCAAAAGGTTTAATATCAAATATGTAATCTCTTGATACTCTAGTAATCATAGTAACTGAATTTAAAGCATCTTCAATAGCTTGTAGTCTTGCTTCTATCCAATTATAAAAAGGTTCATTCATTGTTTTTAATACTTCATATGTTGAATAATTTAAAAAATTTGGGCCTGGTTTATAAAACCATTTTTCAATTGTTTGCATACGTAGAAACTTCTCATCAGTATCATATACATTAGCAGAAAGTTCATCAAACATTTCCAACGCCATTGGGATATCAACATAAGGATTGTCAATAGGCCCATTCCACCCCATTGATGATATCCCAACACTTTCTTGAACTTCTGGGGGAAAACCCCAATACAATCTATCAAATACCATCCACAATCCTAAACACAATTCATTAAAAGATATAAATTCTCCATATCCCTCAATTGATAATACTCTAGTATTGTATCCATGTAGTTCCTGATAATCATAATATTGTTTGACTATATCTAATGCAATAGATGCTTCTTGTATTATATGTGTTGTTAAGAAATTATTTATTGAAAAATATGATGTTCGTTGTGGAAAATTAGACATTAATAATTCATCTCCTATCTACAACTATTATATTGAACCTCTCCCACTTACGCTTCGCTAAGAAGTGGGAGATTCATGAGAAGTTTGGTAGCTTACACTCCCCTTATTCTCAATGGACTGTCCAATCGCCCATTATCCCTCGCAATCTCTATTGCTTTGGGAATACCTTTTATATATTTTCTTAATATATTCAATGCACCATTTACATCAGCGTTAATTAACATACCATTATTTGTTTTGAAAAGACCTCTTGTTATTCTTCTTGATTTATTGTAATTAGCTTTATTTATTTCTTCTAAATCTATTGCACTACATCCGCTGGTATATGATTCATTAACCATTATTACTTTTAATCCTACTAATTCTGCTTTATACTTTATCTTTTTTACTAATTCTTGCTGTGGTATTTGGACAAAACTTTTAGCGTGATTTTCTTGCTTTATTCCTGAAAAATCACCTATTACTATTGTGTTGCAATCCATTGTTAATGCTAATTCTACTATATTTTTACTAATCTTGTGTATTTGGTCTTTAATATAGTTATTTCTTTTAGTTTGTAGTTTAATTATTTGCTTTGTTCTTCTAAAATGTTTACTATTTTTACATTGTTTCATAACAATAGAAGTCAACCTTGCTATTTCTTTATTATAATAAGCATTTTTACTTTTAATATGTTTGCCACTAAATATAATGCATTGTGGATTATCTTTAAATACACAAGTTGCAAGATTATCTAATCCTAAATCTATTGCCATTACATTATCACCAGTTACTTTATTTATAATTTCATTTTCCCATATTATTAGTAAATACCATCTTTTAGAAGAATTATTCCATTGTAATTTAATTTGATTAATCCTTGATAGATTCACAGGTATTTTGACATTCTTCATGTCAAAATTTAAACTTTGAACCTGAAACTTATCTTGTATTGCCTTTGATAATGATAGCTTTAATATACCATTTTTATACCTTATCCCTGCTGTTGTAAAT